GACTTTTTCAACGCTCTGCCGGACTTTTTAGGAATAACCATACTTTTTATCGGGTTATGTGCCTATCGTGCCGGAGAAGGCGCGACAGAGGGCTATACGTGGAAAGCTGATGCAAGCGACGTTAAATATATTATCCCGCAGGGCTATGAACGTGGAACTTGGACTGGCACTTATAATTGGCTAAAAGATACCTATCACCACTGGCGAGGTATCGAAGGAATCGGAATTGCGCTTTGTATTTTCGGCTGCTTGATAAAGGCTCGCGACCTGACGCGCATGGAAGTTTTAATCATTTACGTGCTTGCTCTTTTATCATATCCACTATACCCTTACACGATGGACAAAATAAGGGGGAAAATCTAATGGATCATGTAGTTAATACCGTTGCTCAGGAAGTAAAGGAAGAGGAGAAGGTACAGACTTGCATGGATTGTATGTACTTCCAGTTAACAGAAGAAGCTTCTCTGAGGTGTAAAAGGGCAAATGCAGAAGATTGTGAAGAGTTAAACGTCGGTGACTTATTTACTATGTCTTCTTGCGTCGTTTATTATAACGTCGAACAGCGTAAGCCTTTAGTCTGTCCTCACTTTAAGGAGTCGTAATGAACGTACTGCGACTTATAATAGGTACAGCATATGCAGCAATTGCATTACCTGTTGCATTAGTAGTTTTAGCCGTAGTATATATTTACTACAAGCTTACAGGAAGAGATAAAGATGGTATGTTCCAAATGTGGACGTAATTTAAGTTTCGGCGATATGACACGAGATCGTCACCATAAACTTGTATGCTTTAACTGTGCTGCTTCTGACAGTGGTACACTTCCTTATATTATTATAGGTATAGTAGCTATTATAATGCTTCTTGTGATTCCTCTTAGTGCACAAGAAAAGTTATACGAAAGACATTTTGTTGTTGATCTCTCAGACTCTTTAAGTAAATATCAAAGCTTACTTAATGAATATTTTCTTTGGAACGATGTAAGGCTTTAAAGAAAGAGCTGTATATTTTATCATTAAATATAAATAAACTAATAAAGGAATACCATGTTCGATAGTGTGAAGCTGCTTAGTCTCGTTTTAATTTTAACGTGCCTTTCCTGTGCTAAAACTGAAACGCCGAAGTTAGTTGCGAGTACAGAAGTAAACGGCTGTGTGTATAAGGTCTTTTACACAGCACATACCGATTACAATATTAAGCAAGTTTTAGGTTCAAAATACATTTTAACTAACAAGCGCGTAAAGAACAACACAGTTTGGTCTTATAAGTATAGAAGCAGAAACTACAACCTAACCATTTGGCTTAAACGTGATTTAGACGAGAAGCAAAATGGGACAAAACATAAAACTAACAAAGGGAGGTAACAGTGGAAACTATCATTGACTTCATTGGTAAGGACGTAATATACACAATCCTTGCGGCGTTCTTTAGCGTAATCGTCTACGTCTTCCCAAAAGTTATACGGGCAGTTAATACTCTTGGTAAGGCTATCTCGATGCTTGCTGAAGCTGCCCAACCGGAATCAGATGGTGGTACGACAGTAACTCCTGAAGAATGGAAGGCTATAGTGGCCAAGTTCAAAGACCTCGGAAAAGTATTTACAAAGGTTGAACTCAATGCTTAAGGGTCTTCTCCAAAAACTTAAGAAAGTAAAGCTCCTTTATTACTTACCTAAACTTTATCTGAAGATAAAGGAGCTTCAAAAGCATCCAGAGAAGTTGAAGAGTAAAAAGTTTATAAAAGGCTCTATAGAGCTGCTTTTAGCTATTTTAGCTACAGTTGGCGTCATAAGCGAAGACTTTCGAGAACTTATATTAAACTTGATAATGCAAATTGTAAACTCTCTATAAAGGTTACTAAAATGGATGCTCCCTTGTTGTTAACAAAGACTTTTACCTATCTTATTCTCGGCGGTATCTCGCTTAGCGGCCTTATTTTAGCTGGTGTTTATCATGCTTACATTAAACCGAAGACTTTTAACGATATAGAGAAGTGCGTGAAAGATCAGGAAGCCCATTGTGTTGACAAGTTTTTTGATCGGGATAAGGGCGTTACTTTTGAAGTGGAATTAACTGGTATTAAAGATGATATAAAGGGGTTACAGAAGCAGAGTAGGGAAACTCAAAAGTGTGTAGCACAAATACATACTAATGTCCAAGTGCTTCTTGAAAGGGTGAAGACTTATGAGTGATTTAGCTTATTTCTATCCACCTAAACCGATTGACATTACCCTTGTACAGGGAGCTACCTTTAGAAAGGTAATTCGTTGGAAGCTTACAGCGAACTCGACGAAAGACCTGACGGGTTATACTATACTATTTCAAATAAGGCTTTCAACTGATGCTGCGACTGCTTTAGTTAGCCTTACAAATGATTCCGGTATAGATGTTTCTAATTTAAGCTCTGGTGAATTTACTATAACGATCGAAGATACAGAAACAACTAACCTTGACTTTGACACTGCCGTCTATGACGTAAAGGTTTCTAAAACAGGTGAACCAACTCGAAGGCTTTTAGAAGGTAACGTTTTTCTAAAGAAACAGGTAAGTAGGAGCGACTGATGCCTATAAGTAAAGCTTTAATTAAAGGTGAATACCTTGAGGTTGTACAGACTCTTGAACTTGGAAGTCATGCTGACTTAACAAGCGGCTCTCTTTCTGGTTGGACTCTGGCGACGACTAACTTTAATTCCGGTAGTACTTATCCCTACGGTCGCTTCGTAAGTGAGGGCGCAGGTTATATCGATTGGTATGATGTCTCTGGCACTTTACGCTTGAAGCTTGGTACAATTTACGAAGACGTACAGGGAGGCTGGCTTAACTCCGGAGGCTTTGGGGGCGACGGATATGAAACAAGGAAAGTCGACGTTTCAGTAACAGGTTTAAAGACTTTAGCAACAGATGCAATTTTAGTCGCTTACGAAGGAGGCCTTAAGCTTACAGCGTCAGGTACAATCGTTAAAACTGGTTTCCTGTCTATCGGAAGCTCTCAGCCGATTATTCAAATTACAAACGACTACCTAAGCGTTTCTTCTGACTCTGAAAGCCTAAACGCTGATCGCGTTGCTGTCGAGGTTAAGTTTATAAGCCCTTATCCAGCGAGTTCGGATGTAAGTTTAACTTGTTTTGAAAGCGTAATCGCTTCAAATAACTCTTCTTACGTGTTCGACTACGTTTACTCTTTTAGCTCTTTCATTGTGGCAGCTGTGGACGCGCCTAATGTCCTTGCAGGTTTTACGGTAGAGAATCTAAATAACGTTGGAACTGGTTTAACTTGCGGCCTTTATATTACAAATGACCTCTTAGCTCAAGGTGGTGGAACTGTCTTCCCTATCTATTCACTTTCGAGTGAAATCTCATACTTCGAAGGCAGCATACGTATTGCTGATGATCTTTTACTTGAGACTGGTAATTACCTTATATTTGACAAAGACAGAAATTCAAGAGTTTCTATTTACTGTTCCTCTATCGGTTCTGGCTACGGCTTAACTTTCTTCGTTGATTCTGGTTCAGGTTCTATTGAAGTTCTAAGATTCTACGATACACAACTTGCCCAGTTTACTCATCATGTAAGACTTAAAGATGATCGTTATCTATACTTAGGTTCAGATGATGATGGTGGAATAAGGTTCAACGCGACGGATAGCTGTATAGAGATTGCTTATAGCAGTGCTGCTATAGTTTATGTAACCTCCTCCGGTCTTGAACTCCAAGCAGGAAGAGATTTAGGTGTTCAATCTGGTCGAGCTATACGGTTCAACGGTATTGCAGGAACTACGTATATAGCAAAGGATGCTGATAGTCTTAACTTTTTCTACGATGGAACAGAAGTCTTTGAAATTACAGCAGACGCTCTCGTTGTTAAAAGTGGCTTTGATCTTGTAGTCGCGGAAGCTTATAAGCTAATCCTCGATGGTGCTTCCGAGACAACTTATTTGAGAGGTTCTGGGAATCTTATGTCTTTCTACGTAGCTGGAACACAAGCATTTTACATAGCTTCTACAGTGCTATCTACAGGTTTAAAGATTCAAGTTCAATCAGGAGGTGAAACTCTTTCGAGTTCCAAAGCTTTCTATTTAGCTTCAATGGGTACTCTTGCAGGTGGTGGAGCTTATTCTGTTTATGGCTATCGAGTCACTTTTACAACAAGTGCTCAAAGCCTAACAAGTGTTTTTGGTCTTCATGTAAGTTCCATTGTAGCTTATACAACGTCTATATTAGCTGGTGTTTACATAGGTACAGTATCAAATGCTGCTGGATCATCGGGGAATGTCTACGGTATCTACATTTCAAACTCTTTAAGCTCTGCGGGCGGTGGAAGTGTTTATGCTTTTTACTCAGCAGCTACAGAGGAAAGCTACTTTGCTGGTGATATAGCACTTGCTTCGGGAAAGAAGTTAATCCTCGACGGGAGCGGTGGGGATTCGTACCTTTATTATAATTCAACTTACTTGGGTTTTTATGAGGATGGATTGGAAGTCTTTACTTTAGGTAATGGTGAGCATCAAGTTGCTGTAACTGTAAGAAAGGCTGCACATAAATTTGGTTTGAGTGTCTATGGTCAAGGAGCGGTTAATTTTAGTGATGATACTATTTTGCTTGATGTTAGAGCACAGCCTGTAGCCTCTGATAGAACGGACAATGTTACTGGTCTTTCAGGTTACGTAGATACAGGTATAACCTATACAATTGGTGTAGGTACAGGCGTATTAGGTGCTATCTTCCTTAATTCTGCTTCGGATTGTGCAAGTATTAAGGTAGGTACAACCTATAATGCTGGAACAGGGGATGCTATTGGTTTATACATAGCTAATAGCATTACAGCTTTAGGTGGAACAGGCTATGCTATATTTTCAGCATCTACGGAAGCGAGTTACTTTGCTGGAGACTTACAGTTAAACGGGGATGTAAGTCTTACACCTGGCAAAAAGTTAATCTTTGATGGTGTTGGTGGTACAGATTACATTGACGGTTATTTTGTTACCGGTATGATTAGATTTTACTGTGGTAATGTTCAAGCTATGACGCTAACAAATACAGCCTTAAGCTTCTCGCCTATAGGCTTTAAACTTAAGTTAGGTCAAGACTCTAATGCAAACATTTTAGCAACTTCACCTGATAATGCTACGTTAATTTACGATAGTACTAATCATAAGCTTATGTTTAGAGCAGGTGGTAGTTGGGAAACAGTTACGAGTTCTTAGAATAAAACAAAAGAAAGGAAGAGGACATGAAAGTCAAAGCAGGTAAACTTTTAAGGTTGAAAGAGGAGAAAACTTTGCAGACGCTTCTTACTTGTCGGGATTTGCCGGTTACCGTTGCGTATGATCTGGCAAAATTTATGCGGGCTATCGACGAAGAAGCTGTTGCTTTAGGTACTGTAAGAGATAATCTTCTAAAGAAGTATCTTGAACTTGACGAAAACGGTCAGCCTATTGTTGCAAGTACAGAAGGTGAAAAAGCTTTTTATCAGATTAAAGCAGGTAAGGCTATGGAGTTTCATGCAGAGATGGATAAACTTTCGGCAAAAGATATTGAGATACCTGTCGATCCGCCGAAAGTTCGCCTTGCTGATATAGACAAAGGCCTACTTTCAGTAAGTGATTTTGCTAACTTGGAAGGTCTTGTTAACTTTGAATAAACAAGTCTTAAAAGATAGAGCTTATATTGATGAGCTTTTGTATCGCTGCAGTCTTGATATGAAATTCGCGGCGAAGACCTTGTTTTACGAGCACTTCTACAGGCCGTTTTCGCCAAAAATTCATGATCCGATTTTTGCAGCCTTGCAGGACAAAAGCTTACGTTATCTGAACGTAATCTCAGGCAGGAAAGCGGGCAAGACTACAATACTAAATCTTGCCTATCCTGCCTACGAGATTCTATTTGCGGACTATGATCCTTACATTGTACCTATAAGTCACACTACTACGCATTCGATTAAGCAGTCTCAAAACCTGAAGAAGGAGTTCTCGTCTAACTATATACTTAAGTTTATCATTGAAGACGTATGGGGAGATATTACAGGTGATGAAGACTCTAAGGAAATCTGGGGATTTAACTTTAGAAATCCAGACGGGGAGGTTGTTAAAAGAGCTATAATTGAGCCTCGCGGCTTCGGTCAACAGATTCGAGGTTTGATTTCAGGTAACCTGAGACCTAATCTATACCTTGTGGATGACCTTTGGACTTTAGATGATGCACGCTCTGATATGTCCGATCCACGCAGTATTGCAAGTAAGAAGTGGGATTGGTTTCATGGAGATTTACTTTCCTCACTCTCTGAAGCAGAAGGCGACTACTTTCGAGTGATAAACCTCGGTACACCATTAGGGGATAATTCACTTTCGGAAAGACTTGCGGAAATATCTATTACTTATGACGAATACTTGAAACGACGTAAAGCCGGTGAGACCGTCCGTGAATGGGTAACTATACGTGTTCCTGTTTGTGATGAGTCCTACAATAGCTACTGGGAAGAGCAGCATCCAACAGAAGACCTTAAACGTAAAGCAGAACTGTTCAAGAAAAATAAACAGTATAGGGTTTTCTGTCGAGAGTACATGGCTAAAAACGTGGCAGGTGACAACGCTGCTTTAGAGGAATGGATGTTTCAAATTTACTACCCGGAAACGGAAGCAGAGTTAAACCGTAATCCTATGCTCCGCAGTATGGTTATAGTTGATCCTGCAAGAGAAGCTGACGTTGAACACGATCCAACAGCTATAACTGGAGTTTCCATTGATATTGAAACAGGAAAGATTAAAATACGGGAGTCTATCTGCGAAAACTTACATCGCGATGATATAATTAATGAAGCTTTCGCTATGGGCTTACGCTTAAAAGCCAGCCATATTGTAGTAGAAGACGCCGGTTTAGGTGAGCATATAAGAACACCCTTTATTAATGAAAATATAAGAAGGCTTCTTGGCTTTGACTTTTTCTGGGCGAAACCGAGAGGTAAGAGTAAGGAAATTCGAGTTAGTTGGATTACACCTTACCTTCGAGTTGGAGATATTCAGTTTAATCGTTACATTGCGGACTACTTTCTTCAGGAGGGTGTAGCTTTTCCTTATGGTAAGTCAGACCATCGCTTGGATACTTTAGCTTATATAGCACAGGTTATGGAAGAGTGCTCCGACTACTTCATGCCGACAGGATCAGGGACTCTTGAAGATCAAAAGATTCTGGAGAATGAAGAGGCAACCTTATTAGCTGAAAGTTATCGGGAATTTTTGGCTGAACGTAAAGCAGATTATTATACTGAGGAGATATAATGCCTAAGTTTTTTAGATCAACAGGCGAAACTGTTTGGGAAAGGAAGCAAAGAAACCTTGAAGAAGTCTCTAAGGCTGTTGGTAGAAAATATAAACGCCGTTACCCTTTTGGTAAAGATTTAAATCCTCAAACGTACGACGGTTTACACTCTAAACTTTTAGATTACTTACTTCAAAGAGTTAGTGAAAGTCGTATACACATGGAGAAGTATTATAGCAAGTGGAGTGAGGTGGAGAAGACTTTAGTATCTTATATTACTCTTGATGAAAAAGAACGTGAGCTTAAGTCCTATGATGCGCGTATACCTACATCTATAGTTGTACCTGTTTCTTATGCTACTTTGGATACCTTCCTGACTTACATGGACTTGAATTTCTTTGACGATCCTATGTTGCGTTACGAAGGTACAGGGTCTGAAAGTGCCGATACAATTAGAGCTATTATGCTTGAAAAGGTCGTTAATATGATGGTCTATAAAGCAAAGATGCCTTTGGACTTACACTTAATCTTTAGGAATAACTTTGCTTATGGTATAGGTTCAGGAGCACTTTTTTGGAAAGAGGACTGGGGATACAGGACGGTAAGGGGTACTCGTAAGGTTGATAACGTTATGACTGATTTCATGGGCTTAAGTCATAACATACCGACTGTAGAGGAAGCAGACACAAAGCGGCGAGTTAAGGCTTTAAACTATGAGGGTTCGGAGTTAGTTGCACTTGATCCGTTTTATTACTATCCTGATCCGAACGTATCGCCGCATAGGTTTCGTGAAAGTGAGATGATTGCTTGGCTGCAAAGAGATAACGTCGGTAATATGATTGCTGATGAATATGACGATCAGGATTTATTTAACTGCGAGTACTTGAAGTATATCGACGGTAGAAGTCTTTTAACCTATGAATCTTGGGGAGAGGACAGACCCGATCTTCGTGGTGGAAGCACAATGATTGCTAATACGTACTCTCCTGTCGATAGGATTGTAATCTTTGCTAAAATTATACCGAATGATTTAGGTTTAGGCCGCAGTCAAAAGTATGAGCTTTGGTGCTTTGAAATTGCTGCTGATGTGTTAATCATTAAAGCAAGGCCAGTACGAGATGACGCGAATACATATCCGATAATACAGGCGTCTACAAGCTTCGACGGTAAACCGTGTATTCCTATTTCGGCGATGGAGCAGATTCAGGGAATGCAAGGGTTCTTAAATTGGCTTCCGAATAGCAGGATGGCTAATGTCCGTAAAGCCTTAAACGATATGTTTATAATTGATCCACAAATGGTTAACTATTATGACTTCAAGAATCCAAGTCCCGGAAAGATTATAAAGCTTCGCAGGACAGCGTGGGGAAGACAGATGTTAGATCAGGCTGTCAAGCAGTTAAATGTCTCTGATATAACCGCAAGTCATTTAGCTCTTGATATGCCTTACTGGGAGAATATGGTTCAAAAGGTTATGGCAACAACCGACCCGATAGCAGGAGTACCGAGACAGCATACAGGAAGGGTTACAGCAGAGGAATATCGAGGAACTCAACGTTCTGCTGGTAGTAGAATAGAAAAGAATGCACTTTTAATAGGCATACAAACTATGCAAGATTTAGCTTTCTTACTTGCAAAACAGGTACAGCAATATATGTCGCATTCAACCTATGTAAAAATCACTGGAGAGTGGGAAGATACTTTGCGTACTGAATTTGGCTTACAGGGAGACAGGGTAGAAGTCAGTCCCTTTGACCTTCTTGTTGACTTTGATGTAGTTTCGAAGATTGATACAACCTCCGGTGGAGAGAACCTTGAAGCTATGACTCAGGTTTTTCAGGTTCTGTCTCAAAACGAAGCATTAGCTCAGCAATTTGATATGGTAAAAATCTTTCAGGTTTTAGCTCGAAAGATGGGCTTTAAGGATTTATACAGCTTTGCTAAAAATAAGTTACCTGTACAACAAGTCGGCGATGATGAAAAGATTTTAAGGGAAGCCGAGAAAGGAAATTTAGTGCCTTATGGAAAAATTTGATTCTTCAGCGAAGGTTTACCAATTTAGCAATTTAGATGAACGACATTTAAGGGATTTTGAAAGGTATTCCCTTGTCTGGAACGTGTTTATGCAAGACCTTGATATAGCTATAAGAAACGTTGAAGACGAATTAGCTGATACTCAGGTGCAGGATTTAAATTCTATGCTTATAGCTAAAGGTCGCTTGGGTGCGTTGAAGCATGTAAGAGGTTTTATAAACGGTATTATAGCTGAAATAGAAATACAAAGTAATCAAGAGGGAGGGAGTTAAAAATGCTTAGGTATAAGGATAAAAGGTTAGCACCTGTTTTTAGGTCTTTCATGCGAGCCAATATGGATGCTATATCTAAAGATGACATGGATATAGATGAACGTTTAGGGGCTGGTGAAGACGAGCTTGAAGAGGAACTTGAAGATGCAGAAGGTGTAGAAGATGAAGACGTAGACGACGAAGACTATGAAGACGAAGACGAGGACGAGGACGAGGACGAAGAAGCGGAGGAAGAGGAGGAAACCAAACCGAAAAAGAAAGCTGCTAAGAAAGAGCCTGATGTTTCCATAGAGCAGGCAGCTTTAGGTATATCGAGCCTTTTCGGTGACGTAACCCCTCCAGTTGAACCTAAAGACGAAGTCGCGAACCCGCAAGAGGTAAAGGACTATTTAAGTGAAAGCTCTTTAAAAGGTCTTGTAGATTCAGAAGGTATGCTTAACATATCAGGCTTAACTAAAGTTTTAAACCAAGTAGTTAACCGAAGTCGGGAGGAAGCTTTGAGGGATACGCCTAAAGCAATGCAGCGTATGCTTCAGTTAGAGAGGGCTATTACAGTTGAAACTTTAGCTTTTTATAAACAAAATCCGGACTTACTTAAGTTCTCGGAATTTATCAAATCGCGTGTTAGTACCTTACGAGCTCAAGAGCCTAAACTTAGTGTTGGCGAGCTTTTAGCGAAGGCAGGCGATAGTATACGTGAAACCTTAGACCTTCCGAAGAAGAAGGTTAAAAAAACCAAGCAGGGTGTAGAGAAAACGAATAATCCCTTGAAGAATCGGAGAAAGTCTACAGGTCTCGGAAACTTGCGCTTAGGTAAAAAAGCTAAGAGCAAGGCAGATGAAATTGAACAACAACTAAATAGATAACTGGAGGTAAGTTACATGTTATCAAGACAACATCGTTTTGATGCGGAAACTTCCTACGACGATACTGTCTTTAAGTCAGCTGATTATACGCTGACTACGAGAGACTCTACCGTTGTTGTTGATAGTTCCGACGCTGCTGTAACTATAACATTGCCTCCCGTTGCTGAGGCTAAAGGGCTAATATTTGTTATAGAAGCTCCGTATGGCGCATCTAATGCGGTTACTGTGCAAGATCAGGATGACAGCGTTAATTGGACTAATGTTACTGATTTGGATGCTAATAATGATGCATTATGCGTTATGAGCAACGGACGGCGATGGATTGAAATACAGCAGAAGGAAAATTAAGGGAGGAAACTAATGGCTCAGGATAAAATCTTTCTTGGTATGGTAGGTGCTGGTCACTGGGATACTGGTCTTGGTGGTCAAAGGCCGACTAACTACCGTGAGAAGATATTCTACTTAAGTCCTAACGGGAGAGTTCCTCTTACTGGTATGCTTTCTAAAACAGATAAGAAATCAACCGATGACCCACGTTTTACGTGGTATAATCAACTGACTCCGAGGCAAGGTGGTACGCTTACAGGAATTTACACTGAAGCATCATTATCAACTACCTACGCTTCGCAATACCCGACTGGAGCAACAGCGGATGTTATGGTCTATTGCAAGGCGGCTGAGTTAGTTATAGAGGAAATACGTATAGGACACACGGTAAGTTTAACTTCTTCGGAATATCCGCAGGTGGCTGTACAGGGTATGGTCACGGATAGAGTACTTAACGGAGCGAGTTCTTACGTTGCCGTTAAGCTTCTGGAAGCCGATGATAATGCTGCAAGCTATAATGTTTACTTGGGTACGGCTGCGACAGGGGCTAACTTGATTCTTGTTTCAGGTAATGCTAATGAGGAAGGTTCTACAGTTCCTTCAGAACTTGTGTATGAACCGGACGATCATTATAATTATACTGAAATATTCAAAACGGCAATAAAGATGTCAAGGACAGCTTTGAGAACTCGACTGCGTACCAGAGATGCACGTAAACGTTATCGTCAGGATATGCTCTTAAGGCACGGCCTTGAAATGGAGAAAGCTTTTCTCTATGGAGTACGAAGGGTAATAACTGGTGATGGTGGTTTACCAAAACGTTTCACTTGGGGAGCTATTCCTCAAACTTTGACTAACGCGCCCGCTGATAATATTGATGACTTCAGGCACAATTCGGAGTATGCAGGCTCTGACTGGGAAGATGTAGGTACGGATTGGCTCGACGACATCATGTATAATCATGGTAAATGGGGTGAAATGGACAAGATTGCTTTTGTTGGTAACGGCGCTCTGAAAGGTATAAACAAAGCTGTTAAGAAGTCAAGCACTTATGAAATAAACGATCAAACGATTGCTTATGGAATTCGTGTTAAGACTTTGCATAGTGCTGTTCAAACTTTGCATATGTACCAGCATCCTCTTTTTACCTACGGCGGCGATAATGATAATTCAATGTTTATTTTTCAGTTAGATAGCTTCACTTATCGTGACTTAGACGATACCAAGCTTGTTGTTCTTAAAGGTGATCCGAGTGATCCTGACTCTCAGGGCTTCGACGGAATCCTTGAACAGTTTATAACAGAGGCTGGTCTCGAATACGGTCACGCGCAAGTAATGGGCTACTATACTGGCATTGGCCAAGATAGTAAAATTTAAGGAAGGAGTAAACAATGCGTAAGTTTCTTGTAATATCTCTCGCGTTAGTGCTTCTTTCTTCAATAGCTAACGCACAGGGTTTTGTTGTGCTTAAAAACTCTAACACGTATGCTGATTTGACTAATAAAGCTTCACTTGCAGCAGGAGGTATGATAGATACTTCTTCGGTTTTGATCCTTGATATATCAGAGTTAACTCCTTTTGCGATAGAAGCCCCTTTGGTCAGTACGACTACACCGGGAGGTGCTATAGATTCGGATTCTTTAGCACTTCTTACAAGATTACATAGACTTTACGTTCCGATTATTGGTCTCTTTCAGATTGATAGTACTGCGGCAGATACAGCGGGAATGAGAGACTATGATCGGCGAATTGTTGTGGAAGTCGTCCCGGCTGTAGTCTCTTCACACTTTGATAAATCACAAACAAGCTACGATACGCTTTATACCTTCGGCAGTACTGAATCCTTGAGTATGCCGCACAACGCACAGTTACTGGATACTCTTATGGGTTATGGACATAAACATGTTCTGAGAAGGGAGTTTTGGATTCCTGCAACCCGTTACGCTGCGGTTAGGATACGTACGACAGCAGCTGATACTGCAGGTTTCGGAACGACGCGTGCGAGTAAGAGTCTGCGAGTTAACGTGTTATTTGAAGGTTACTCTGTATCGAAGTGAGGTATTAAATGAATTTAGGTCAGTTTAGAGCACTTCTTGTTGAAGAGACAGGAAGATATGATCTGATCGAGAATGACGGCTCTAACAGAGGTGGGGAAATCACTTATCAGGGAGCTAATGGCATTATTAACCGTGCCCATAAGCTCCTTGATAGAGCCGTTAACACTCTTGAGACAGATTTATGGTATGTGAGAGATATAGCAAAAGCGTCTCGTTATCTCTTAATACAATACTGTAGATCAATCAAAAAAGTTTGGGTAGTTAATTCAAGCGACGGGCGTACAGCGTTGACTAAGAAATCTCCTAAATGGATTTTAGATAACTATACTAAAACTGAAGCCAATATAGACGAAGGTACACCTCAATACTTCGCGCCTGTACGCTTGACGTTAGCTCCTCAACAAAAAACACTTAATACTACAAACTATACCGATCAGTTTACTTATGACTTCTCACGTTTCGTTTTTGAAAACGACGGAGATGAGCAAGTTTATAAGTTTGGGTATAATTCCATTTTATTTATGCCTCCTGCTGATGGCGTCTATACTATGGAAGTTTTAGGGACATTTAAGAGCCTTGAAGTTTCAAAGGATACTGATGAAACTTTTTGGCTTTCGGAAGAATGGGATTTACTACTTACAGCCTGCCGTGCGGTTTTGGAGTCTCAGCATAGTAATTTTCAACGTACTAATGACTGGGAACGTTTTTTGATGGATACCTTAGGTAACTTAGATAAAGACCGTGCGGAAGAGGAATGTGACGACGAAGACAGTTGTATGAATGGATAGGAGTAAGCAATGAAAACTATTAACTATAATAGCTTTGAACAGCTAAAAGCTAACTCTACTAAGATTGAGTTTACTGGAGTTGGTGATCCTTTTGTTGAAATATGTGGTTTCAGGTCTAAGAATCCTCGTATTTCAAAAAAGTTCGAGGGCGCGGAGCTCGAAAATGGCGTTCTTCTGCAAATAACATCAACAAGGAAGTTCTCGGATCGAGAAACCTTTGTTATGCAAAACATAACCTTTGTACCGGATGTTACTCTTGAACAGCTCAAAGCTGCTTGGGGTGGAAAGACTTTGCAAATTGTCAAGGTGAAAGGTCAACCGCACCTTTCGAAGACAACTGAAGTTAAAGTTGAGCCTTCAAGAGGGAGAGAAAAGCCGAAAGCTGCGAAATGAGAGAGTTCCCCTTATCCTTGAGAGAGCAGCTGCATGGTGGTCTGCGTAAGGACTATCGCAATGTAGTCAATGCACCCTATATGCATAAGCTGTCTAATGCTAAACCTACGGACTTTGGATTAGTAAGAGCTAATTACGTAAAACCTGTTATCTCTGAACTCAATCCAGAGTATCCTTATCCTATACTCTTTAAAGGCAGTTATGAAACGCTGCTTGTATATGAGAAGGCTTTGTACTTAGTTAATGAGACAGATTGGACTACATCGCAAATAACTATATATAAATATGATGACACGGATGTAGAAGCTGAGATAAAGTCTGGTGGAAATATTTGGCAATTTGCCGACTTTGGCAACAGCTGGATGCTTTTCAATGGAAAATGTGTAGTCTTCAAAAACGCTTACACTAAAAAGGTCTTACATCAAAGGGACGTTACGATACGTACCGGATGCAGCTTTCGAGGTAGGTCTATACTTGCAGGTTTTGATAGTGGTAACTTTTGGTCTGCAAGCTGGAGAGAAACTCTTAACAGTATGATAAGTACTAAACCGGAAACGTTAAGTCTCCTTCATAGTATTGGAAGTAACTACGTTCTCTGGAGTAACATAGGCGGAGGGGCAGGAGACCTTTACTGGCTTCTCTATAATTCCAGTGCTATTGAAGGAGATTTTCCTGCTCCGGTTGCTGCACAAGGTTTGATAACTTTCAATGAAATTCCTAATGACGGCGATAACATTCTAATTGTAGGTAATCCTAAACCTTTAAGGCGCGGCGGCTATGAAGATGCACGAAAGCGCGGCATGCGAACTATAGAATACTACCGTTTCAAGAACTTGCCCGTACGCGAAAAGGATATACAAATCGGCGCAACTTTAGCGGAAACTATCTTCAATGCAGCTTCAGTTATTGATGATGAATCCACGGTAGTGAATGCTTCCTTTGGTTCAAGGGAATTAACTTTAACAGCTTTAGTAAGTGGTGTCTCCGGGAATGAAATAGGTATAAGCGGCAACTCTTCGGCTTATACTTTTGATGGTGCATACTTAGGAACACTTCGAGCTGGTGCAAGTACTACGTATTTCGACGCAAGTAATCCTCTTTTTCTTGAAGCCCTTGAGCGTAATGAAATGGGTTTTGCTCCAATGCCTTTTCAGGGGAATATACTTGCTGTGAAGGAGCTAAGCGGACTAAGTGGAAGTGAAGCAAAAGGTGTTATGGTTTATGGGGATCAGGGAATAGCTTTTTTGCCAGCTTATAGTTTCGATGATTTGAATACTTTTGGAATTGAAAGCATATCTAACGTTGGGATATGCAGCCCAGGTTCAATTGGAGGTAGTACGCAAGAGCATGTTTATCTTGACAATTCGGGGACACTCTTTCGCATAAACGCACGGACTTTAACTCCAGAACGTCTCGGTTACGATGAATACTTTGAAGCTTTTGCTCATCCTCCTTATAGAGAGAGCTTCTTACGCGGCATAGAGCTTGTGGTTAGCTACGATAGTGAAGAGCGAGACTACTATATTACAAACAATGAGAAGAGTTACATACTTACGCCTCATGGTTTAGGCGAAACCGGTCAGTTGATTACAAGCTTAATTAATGTAGATGGGGCTTTAGTAGGAACTTACGACAATTCGGGAGAACGCGCTTTTGGTTTTGAATCTGGCGAATTTGATATGCAGTATCCCGGAGTTAAGAGTATAGAATCACTCGAATTTTACGGTGATTGGACAGAAGAAGCTTTTGCCTGTGTCTTCTTCCGCTATAAAAAACAGGAAGAGTACAGGCAGACACGTTGGATAAGGCTTAACGAATGGGGAACAGCAACCTTTTTTATTACTGGAATATCCTTTAAAGTCGGTTTTAAGTTTCTACCTGATAGTCCTATAAATATACAGGAAATAGTAGTCAAATGGAAAATGCGTGATTTACGAAGCTTAAGAGGTGTACAAGCATGGAATCAGCCTTAATAAGATTGACGGAAAGTCAAATTGCTGAAAACTGGGATACTATTAAGGAAAGTATTCAGATAGCTTTCCCGCCTATGATTGAATGTACAGAAGTAGAATTAACTAACATCTTTAGTCAGCTTCTTGCAGGAAGGGCGCAATGTTGGTTTTTATACGTAGGTGAAGACGTAAGAGCTATTGTTATAACTGTAGTAACGACAGATGTTTTAGCTAAAACTAAAGCTTTATTGATTTATTCTATCTGCTCTACTGGTAAAGGGAAGCTTCCACAAGAGTCTTGGACGTTAGGTTTAAATCAGCTTTCACGTTTTGGCTTAGCTTGCGGCTGCGAGTACTTAACAGGGTATACGTCTAATCCTGTTATTATAAAAATGACTGCAAAACTTCAGGGCAGCAGTCATATGGCTTATGTAAAATTTAAGCTTGGAGATCAAAATGAGTAGTGGTGGTGGAAGTACAACTATAAGCACTATGCCGAGAATTGGCGGTGGTGATCCTTCTGATGCTATATATCCTTTATTATCTGAACGTGTTTATCAAGCAGGTATTGGCTCTTATAGTCGATATACGCAATTTGATGCTATGTTTTATTATGCAAGATGGTTAGATCGAATGAATGACCTGATAGCTGATGAGGATGGAGTAGGTTTAACAAGTCCTTATAGTACCTTGTTAGCTAAATTAGATAAGGACAGTGAAGGAATTACAGAATCAGCTCAGCCTTATGATCCCTCTGACGCTGTTACTGCTATGTCTGAGGTTTTAGCTTCGCTTAATACTGATATTACGGCTATGGAACCTGAATCCAGTCTTGAAAGTTACCTTGATAGTAGCTTTACGAAGGCGAATGAGAAAATAGACGTCTATGACCCTGACTCTGACCTCTACCCTGAAAGTAACGTAACAGAAGGAATATTGGCTAAAGCTTCAGGTGAAGCTACACGTGCTGCAAGTGAAATCGTAACTGCTGCTTTAGGTGAGTTAGAGGATAGTACAGATACAGGTATAGTTGATAAGGCTATAGCTAAAGCTGCCACTATTTCGTCAGCTATTATTACTCAAGCTATAACGCAAGCTGAAGATGTCTTAAATTCGTCGCCTATTCAGGAAGTTTCAGAGGCTTTTGAGGATCGAGCCAAGAGACGATACTATAAATCGGTGAATAGGTTTACAGGACGCCTCTCGATGATTAATGCTACAAATTCGAGTGCTTTTATTATTGGACTCGTTTTATTAGATAGGGAACTATCACAGGAAGTTGCAGAGTTTGAATCCAATCTCTCTTACAATCTATACATAAAAACAGTTGACCTTTACTCTTCCCTTTATCAAGCTGTAAAAGATAACTATGAGAGGTTAGCTCAAACACTTACGGCTAATCAATTGAACCTATATCAAAGTGTAGTTAATGGTAACTTACAGGCTAACTTACAGTCTAATTTACAGTCGCAGGCATTAAAGCAAAATTTAGCCCTCAATGCCGCTCAGTCTATGGCTGTAATGTTTACGCAGCAAAATCAATATAAGACTGAACATTCTCGTTTAAAGCTTGAGCAAGAGCGAATAGGTATTGTTGCTAATGATGATTTCTATCGTCAAACAATGAACTTAAAAGTAAAAGATAGTCTTTTTAGTGCAGACCTAATACAAAAAGGGATAAACGTTTTAGCTGGAGGTTACGGTGGTACTACTACAACAAAAGATTTGCCTCTATCTGAAGCTCAAAGCGCTTTAGGTGGTGCTGTAGGTGGAGCAGCATTTATGGCTTCTGTAACAGGAGGTGGCACCAATCCAATAAGTTGGGGAGCAATAGGTTTAGGTGCTGCGATTGGTGGCGCTGCTGAAGCTTTAATGTAATAAATATAAGGAAAAATAATGGAACCGAGACCACTTTCAGGGAGAAAACCTCTTTTAGACCAGAAGATTCCAGAAATAGAAGAGGAAGAAGAACTAAATCCTTTAACTTCAACTGTAAAAACTCTTAAAGGTTTATTTTCAGAAGAGGCTCGACCTCAATTAGTTACAGGTTTAGCTACTTTAGCTGAAGCAATAACAGGTGGTCGAGAGGATGCATTCGGTACAATTCTTGCTAAAGGCGCAAGATCAATACAAGAAGCTATTTCTTATAATAAAGCTTTACAAGCAGCTAAAGCTGGAGAAGCTCCTCCTGCTGGACATATGCAGATACTTAGTCCACGGTTACAGAGTGCTATAACGCAGGAGCGTTTAGCTCAAGCAGAACTCGATCAAAGGCTGCTCGCTCTTGAACAGCGAAAGCGAGAGTTCGCCGATTATATGTCTCCTTATGAAAGTATGCAGTTAAGATTAACGGAAATCATGGAGACTGAAGGCATTCGTTTTCGAAATAAGCTAAAACTCGCTGAACAGTCGCTTGACTTTGGATTACGTTCTCTACAGGAAGAGTACCGCCTACGTGCGAAAGAGCAGGGGCGCGAGCTTGACTATAAAACTATGCTTAAAGAAAAAGATTATCAAATAGAAGCTAATAGACTTGAATGGAACTACTTCTCTACAGCAGTTTCTGCGGCTATTGAATCCGGTTCTACGGTAGAATTAAGTGACATGATCAGGTCTTTAGTCGTTGCTGGAAAGCTTGATAAGTCTTACTTGGATCAAGTTGAGAGGTTAACGGGTTTTGATGAAACGAAGGAAGGGCAAGTAGAAAGGGATTTTATTGAAAGAACCCGTAAGAAATATGAGACTCTTTATAAAGAGACGCAGCGAGTACCTTCAGCAAAGGCTGAAGCTCCCGGAGAAGAGGTAGATGTTGAAGAGCAGGCGGACGTTGAAGCTGAACCTGCAAAGAAAGATTTCAGAGAATTTAAGCCTCTTGAAGTTATTCATGAAAAGCTGAAAGCGCCATCTGAAAGTGATTTCATCTCTTACGTAACGATGGACTTGCCTCCAGTTGAAAATATACGGGATAAAGAAGCCGTTTACTATTTGAACCTGTATAAAACTTACCAAGAGCAGGGTCGTAAGCAGGGCTACTCCAAGAGTCTTGCCAGGAATTTGCGGAGAGTCTATAAGGCATTGCAGAAGAGGGGAGTCTTTAAATAATGGAACCGAAGGCAAAAGTTATACCATCTTGGGAACGTATTAGTGACCTTATTAGCAATCAACCGTACGACTTCAAAGTTGCTGCAGCGAGGGACTATTTTGACTCTTTTATTGCAACGGATTCAGCCTTTAAGGAAGATACTAAATTTCGAGAATATGCTCAAACCGAGTTTATCAAAGAACATGTAGGTGAAGGAGAACTCGGCGAAGAAGTTTATCAAGGTTTAGCTTTAGTAGCTAAAGGCATGGTTAATGTTGGTCGTTGGTTAGGTTTAGACGACGAGGTTTCGGCTATACAGGATTATATAGATAGAGATATTGAACCTCCCTCTGGTAAGTACGCACATCCTCCGGAATCTGGCTGGGAGTATTTAACTGATCCGAAGCGTCTCTGGCAATTAGTCGCAACCAATTTACCTTTAGCTGGAGTTTTAGCACTACCTGCTGTCGGGATACCTTTAGCTGGAGGAACAGCTGCTGCTGGAATGGCAACAAGTGCTGTTCTTTACGGTGCTGTAGAGTCTGGCGGCTACCTTGAAAGCGTTGATGACTATGAGAAAGAAACTAATAAAAAAATCTCCCCCGAGATAAAGTATCCTATGGCTCTTGGCGTAGGTGTTCTTAACACAGCTTTAGGTATGACTGGTCTTGGTAAAATTTTAAAAACGACGGGGAAGACAGCAGGAAAGAAGGTTATTAATAGTGTTATCTCTGGCAGTTATGAAGCTTTTACTGAAGGTATGGAGGAGCTTGTACAAGCTGCCGGGCTTTCTTTTGCAACCGGAGAGCTTCCTGAAAAAGAAGAGCTTTGGATACGTTTTAGAGATTCTTTTGCAGCCGGTGCTGTAGTCGGTGGTATTATGTCAAGTGCTAACGCAGCTTTCGAGACTGAAGGTAAGCAGGCTTTGGAAGAGGAGGAAAGTGAACGAGTAAGGGAAGTCTTAGATAAGCAAGAGGTTGAAGAAGCTGAAAAACTTGCAGAGGAAGTTGAAGGCGAAGTTGAAGAAGTTGGACGGGAAGTTGAAGAACCTGAAGAGGCTAAAGAAGTTGAAGAAGTTGAAAAAGTTGGGGAGATTGAGGGAGTCAAGGAGGAAAAAGAAGATGTAACGGAAGAGGCTGCCGAAGAGATCGAGACGGTTGAAGAAAGCAAAGAAGAGGAAGTATCTCCACCTGTTGTTGAAAGAGAGAAAGCTAAAAAGAAAGTTAAAGAAGTCGTCAAGGTAGAAGAGTCGCAGGAAGGCTTAAAGGTTAATCCGGTAAAAGCTCGAAGATCGGGGAAGGTTTTAATAAACCTTGATAAAGAAAATTGGACAGACGATGAGGTTGCTGCTATATGGACAAGAAAAGCTTCCTTAATTTTAGGTAAAAAAGTTCCACCTTTAAATTCGCCAGAAATAAAGTCGTACGAAGCTACAACCCCCCGTGCAGAAATTTTGAAAGCTATTACAAAGCTTTCGGGAGCTAAAAGAGCTATTTTTGTGGAGACCCCATTAGATAACTTCGTCGCTGGTAGCTATATGCCAGAGTTTGATGCTTATATTTTTCAAGCTAAAGGTGAAGCAATACCTACTTTTGTTGTAGGGCACGAGGCAACACACAGGTTAAGGGTAAGACATCCTAAGCTATATGCACAACTTTATGATGTCTTGATTACAGAGGATAAAGCGAAAGCTTATAATGCTTGGAGTAAGAGGGGACTTAAAGATGCAGCTTTTCAACGATGGCAAAACGAGGAAGAGTTTATCGCTGACGCTGTAGGTGAAAGAATGAGCTCGATGGCTTTTTGGGAAAAGCTTCATAAGAAATCACCTAAACTTGTTAAAACCTTAGCAGAGAATCTACTTCAGTTTTTTAAAAGTGTCAAAGCTACACTTAAAAGAGAGTCTTTAAAATATTTTAATAAAAGTCACTTAGGTAAAGTAGTTGAGACAATAGATCAAGTTATGTTTGACTATTTTGAGATTGCTAAACCTAAGAAGAGGGAGGTAGTTAAAAAGTCGGTTAAGAAAAAAGAGGCAAAAACAGAGCTTGACGCTGAGATTGAGAAAGCTTCAGAGGCTAAGCAACTTACTCAAAAAAGAGCTAAATTGCAGGGTATTATCGGTAGATTACAGGTTGAAGAGAGTAAGCGAAGGCTAAATAAAAAGGAGAATAAAGAACTCTACGAAGCTTTAGTAGCTTTAGGTAAACTTAAAAAGGAAATACGTGAATACTCTAAGATAAATCAGGTTAAGCTTTATATCACTCCGCCTGAACCTAAGACAGTTACGCAGAAGGAGAAGCTGCGTCTTGCTGATAAGGTCAATGCTGTTTACGAGGAGGGAAATAAACTTCTCACAGAGAAGCAGCGTGTAAGTAAGGTAAAGAGGTTTCGTGCTTTACGTAAAACTATTTGGGATTCCTCTGGAAACGTTGAAGCTGATTTGAAAAAAGTTTTTAAAGAGGAAGCAAACGACGTAGTTCAATTGAAGGACTTAAGCCGCGGCCATGCTGGATACTCCGAAGAGGTTTACTATCGAGCCGTTGAGGATATTTACTCAGGTTTAAGCCGCGTCGAGGAGAAACTTTTTGATCGTTATATTGGTTACTTAAATAGTATTATGCTCTCCAAGATGAATCCGGATATGAAGCACGAAGGTGGTCTTACGCCAAGAGATATGCAAGCTTGGATTGATGTTTACTTAAAGGGAGACCTGAAGAAGAAGCTTGATCGCGCGGTTAAGAAACATCGTACTTGGACAAGGAAAGTTCTTTATGATATGTATAAAGGTGGTTTGATAAACAAAAAGGCGTATAAGACTCTTTACAAAAGGGAAGTCTATAGTCCTCGAACTTTCATACAGCATATTGATCCTAATAATACAGTTAATGCTATATTAAATCAGACTTACTCGTATGAGAAAACAGGTCGTAAGATTACTGTCAACGACAGCGGCTTAAAAGCACTTGAAGAAGGAAGCTGCGCCGCTATGGAGAAAGATAGTCGTTTACTACTCTCACAGGTCATTACAAGAGCTTATTCACGAATCTATAAGAACAAGGCAAATCAAGCACTGCTTGCACTTACACAGAAGCACAAGGATAATGGTTTAACCTCTACGAAAGTAAAGAAAGGTTACGTAGATATAGGCGTCTTCGTTGACGGCAGTCCGAAGAAAGTTTATATGCTTAAAGAATTAGCTAATGAATGGGTATCCTCTGATCCTCTAATGAGTCAACTTCTTACAGGAGCAATCGGCTGGGTAACAGGTACAAAGCCTTTGAAAGCTACAGCTACCGCCTATAACATAGCTTTTGCCTTTTCTAATCTCTTCCGCGATATAGCTTACGTTTTTCTAACGACAGACGTCTTTCAGGGGCGTAAAGGCGGTTACTTGCGGAAAACTAATCCTTTAACGTTTGTAAGGAATCTCTCTAAGCATTACAAGCAAACGTTTAAGGACGCTTGGAAGGAGGAGGGAGCTTATTTAGATTATGCTAAAGAGGGCGGCTTAATGGCTACGCTGACTCGTCAAGGTGCAGTAAAGACAAAACTTGGAAATAGATTTCATGATAAATACCTTAAGCCCCTTTCTGACGGCCTTTCGCAGATTGGTAACTTCACGGAGATATGGACAAGGCTCGCAATACGTGACCGTGCCCTTGAGTTAGGTTACTCTCCTATTGAAGCAACACACATTGCAAGGAATATGCTTGACTTCTCGAAGGGTGGTAATGTTGCTAAATATCTTGATCTTGGCATTCCGTACTTGAACGCTGGTATTCAAGGTACACGAGGGATTACGAGAGCGGCAAAAAATAAACCTGGCGAATTTACAGCTAAACTTATTTGGCTCGGCGCTTTTACTACAGGTTTATATCTTGCTAATTACTTTCAGAATAAAGAGGCTTATGACAAAACCTCTGCGATAACTAAAACTAACTATTGGATATTACCCTTTTCCCTTCCATATAAAGACTCGAAAGGGAATCGACGTTTCCTAAGCTTTCGAATACCAAAAGATCAAGGTCAACGTTTGTATACTACAATAGTTGAAGGTTTTGTAGGTAAAGCTCTTGGACATGAAGTAGATGTTGATAGAGTTGTAAAAGCGGCTATTGAGTTTATACCTATTGTACCAAGTCAAATGATTCCACCAACTTTTGAAGCTCTACTTGGTTACGCCGCGAACTACGATTTCTGGCGTTCGGATAATGTTTGGAAAGGAAGCGAAGTTGAAAGCTACCTCGAAAGAACTCCGTATACTAATCCATTTTTTGTTGAAGCTGGCCTTTTAAGTAAAAAAGTTACGTCTGGTCTCGGCTTAAGTGGAAGCCTGTCTCCAGAGCGCTTGAATAATGCCCTTTCACAGGTTTTTGCTTATAACAATCCTTTCGCCGCAGCTTCGGGTATAACAGCCAGAGAGATTCTCGGCAACATTCCCGGCTATCAAAAGGAAAAATCTGTCGAGAATTTCTTATCAACTTTCCCTATTTTAAATCGAATAACTTACTCAACTTCGCTTAAAACTCCAGCGAGGGAGGAAATTCGAAGGTTGGAGATTCAGGAGAACTCCAGAAGACGGGAGCAGAACATAATTTTAGATACTTACATAAACGACTTCGTTCGTAATAAAGATAAACAAGCTCGAAATGAAGCCCTCGCATTTATTAGAGATCAACCTTTTTATGATAGAAAAAGGCTGCTTAAACGCTTCAGGGATATGATTAAAATTGGAGATATTGAGGATCGAAGCTTCTACTTTGACGTTAGGAGACTCCCACCAGAAGTCCGCGCACGAGTTATGTATTCTCAATGGTTAGAGAGAGATGAAGAGGGAAAGAGAAGACTTCTTAGGGATTCCCGGCGTGTACCTAACTTAGTCTCTAAGAAGTATCTCTTTCACTTTAATCGTCTGCGGAGGTTAACCCCGAAGTAAGTTATTTTTCAATTCCCTTTTTCGTGTTATTCGTCTATTTCTCTTTTTATAAGCTGTGCCTTTTTCAGGTCTAAGCCAAACCTTTGATGGCAATTTGGACAGTTTAATATAAGTCTTGTAGAGCTTGCCTCCACTGTATTGAGACCTGAGGAGTATTCAATATCACTCTCATACATATCATGGTTACAGAATATGCAAGTTAATGGAGCTTCAACTATATCCATCTGATTAAATAAGATACGACCACCTCTTTGCTCAAAAGAATTTTGTCCTTTGAATTTAATCAAAGACTTAAAGGCAAAATGTGCCTTGCTTCCTTTTCGTAACTACAGTATAACTTGTTCATTTCTATCTCCTCTTTTTAATTTTAAAGTCTCTTAGACCTTGCTCTCCACCTGCCCATTCAATAATCCTATCTCCGGGAAAGTTAGAGTCAGCTGGCGTAATTATATTTATATACTTCGTAAGCTGCAAACGCGTCAATGCTTCTTCAATGGACTCAAGGCGTAACTCACTTAAAGCTTTTACGAGATCAGTGTAGGTCGTTTTACCTAAGTAACCTACGTACTTTCCAACCGATGCTATAGCAAACTTAGCTGATCCAATACCTTCGTCACCTTCAAGGGCAGTATGCATAACAGCTTCTGTTTCATTTAAAATTCTAACTGCTTTCAAAAAATCCTTTTTTTCGAGGCGCAAAGTATCACCTCTTGAAGCACTTAGTATCATTGAAATCTTCCAAATAAAAGAGGCTCTACGACTAAGGTAACCTTCAAAAGCCGCATTGCGTTCCAGCGTTGAAGGTACTTGATCGTCAGAAGTTTTGTACCATTCGTCATATAGCCGGAAGAAGCCTTTACTATAGGTAAATTCGCCTTTAAGTTGATGTATACGATAAGCGTCATGCTCTAAGTCGGCTAAAATTTTCTTCTCCTTTTCCGTTAAAGTAGGATTAGAGCATCTCCTTCCTTTTCCACCGGCATAGACAAAAATAACTCTTCCAGTAAGTCCACCTGCTACTGCGAGACCTGTTAAGGTTTCCTGTACTGTACCTAAAGTCATGCCACCAAGTAGGTTTAGCCATAGATTTTCTATTGGATACTTACCTGACATTTTAGTTTCACGTAACCAATCATCATCACAGTCATAAAGGGAAGTTAAAGCCATAATCATGTCTTCATCACGGAAGCGTACAAATGTTGCAAGCTCATCGACGAAGCCTGTTAAAGACGCATGTCTCTCCTCTTTATCTATATCCATACTTATTTCGTAGAGCTTCTCAAGAAGTCTTTCCATAGTTACCGACTTAGGTGCAAGTGTTAGGTCTAAAAATTTAAGGAAGTGCAAACCCTGCTTTATTGCTTGAGATTTACGTGTTCCACTCTTACCCACTAAGATAACATAGAAGTTTGTATACCAAGTCAAGTACGGATTCCATTTGAGGTAACATTTTCGCTCTAAGAAGCCCGCTATGGTTGAGATTCCAGTCCAAAGTCGATACAAGAAAGGTGGTTCACTGTTTTCTGTATATTCAAGGTAAGAATCTAACCAATCAGTTAGTTTCCTACCCTTAGCTATCATTGCTGGACTGCCCTTTATTGCTTGCTTGAAAAGGTTCTTCTAAGGTTGCTTCGTAAAGTTTATTTAAAGTACAAACTTGTTCAATAAGATTACGTAAAGCAGAGTTTTCTGTTAGAAGGTTAAGAACACCTTTCGCAATTCCGTCAACGATGTCCTCGTAGTCTTTATGTTTCCTCAAACTTGGAAATAAATCCTGACCAAGACCATGAATTGCTTCATGTAAGAGAACTCGTAAGATTTCAGATGGTGTGAGTTTTTGATTATCGCCCTTAAATTCCTTTACAATTTGGATACTTTGGTTGTGGTAAAAAATACACCCTAATTCATCGGAACTTAAATCAGCTGGGTAGATAAGCTTAAAATAAATCCCATTAATTTTAAGTCTTTTTAATTGACGCAAGCGTGTATAAAAGTGCTCTTCAACGGCCCTTACTGCTTTAGATTCTTCAAAAGCTTTCATAGTAATCCTCTTTCTTTGTCAAAATTACGTCTTCCCAAGTACCATCAGAGAGGTTTTCAATTTCGTCAACGTGATTACAACAAGTTTCGACAGAGACATTAGGGAATAGTTCATGGTCTAAATGCTGACAACTTGTTGACCCACAGATACAACAGCAGTTGTCAAGGTCTTTAAGGTAAAGTTTGAAGTCTTCACAAGTTAGTATTAATTTATCCATGCTTAGCCTCCAGTTTAGTTTGTATTATATCTCGTAACTTCTCCTCTACATCATCCCCAGTAAGATCAAGTTCATACATATTCCCTAAATTGAAGCCAACCTCAACGTCGACTGGTACACTTAAAGCAGACCCTAACCATTCAATTGGCCGCTCCAGATTTGACTTAATCTTCTTTAACCTTTTAACTATGTAAGATAGCCCTAAGTTTAAAGCCATTTGCAGGACTAAAGAGTCATGTACTTGATTTAGGTACTCGACGTCTTTAAAGTAAGGGTCTTCGAAGATTGGCAAAAGCCCATGATAGTTTATTATTCCAGGTGCAGTACTTTGAGGTAGCCAAGAGTAAGCGCTTGTTAAGTCTCTCTTATCTAAGAAGAATCTACGGAAACCAAAAGGATTCTCCAAAAAACCTTTAACTCTAAGCTCTTGCTCAACCCACGTGTAATAACGAGCGAGGCCGGGATAGGACACTTTACGGTAAACGTCTACAATTCTTTTAGCCTCTTTGTAAGAGAGCTCGCATTCGTAAGCAAAAAGCTTATAGCCCATCCTGTAGTTTAATCCATGATTAGCTTTCTTTCCCCAAAAACGTTCAGAGAAAGTTCCACTTCCGAGTGGGCATGTATTATCTTCTGTTGTAATCTCTTCGATTGGTTTATTAAATATGTCTGAAGCTGTAAGCTTATGTACATCAATGCCGCTTTGGAAAGCATCCCACATTTTACTGTCATCGAAGAGGTGGTATAACATATATGCTACAATGCGATTCTCTACTTGCTTTAAATCCATGTTTATTAGAAGGTGATCCTTATCTGCTGTCATGAAGTCTTTGAAAGAGATTACGTGCTCTTGAGGAGTTCCGGGATAGAGCTTAAATGGATGAGGCATAGTCTGAATATTTGTACCTTCCTCCCAAAGGTTCTTTGAAGTACTAAAGCGAAGGGACTTAGTTCCTACAGGATGCACAGAGGTTGTCAATCGCTGCTTGTCAGTTAAGTTTACCTTAAAGTACTTACTATTCAATGTATTAAGTTTTCTAATAGTAAGCAAAGGTCTAACTTCTTCATGTCCCTGAGCTAAAAGTGTTTTAAGTGCTTTTTCATTTGTAGTTGGCCTACCTGTGGCCTTCTCATAGATAGTTTTTATCTTTTTCTCTCCATAAAAGTACTTCATAAGAGACTTTGGGGAGTTTGGATTCACGTGATGCCCTACCATCTCTTTAAAAGCACCTTCTTCCCTTAAGACTAACCTATCGAGGTAATCACTTTCGTCTTTCAAACCTTGAGTATCTACTCGCATACCCTTCTTCTCTTGATAGATAAGGGGATATATTAATTGTTTATGCTTCTTGTAGAGGTTAACATTCCCCTGCTTCTTAAGTAGCTTACATTGATGCTTATAGGCTATTGCAGTTGCGAGAACATCCTTAGCATTGTAGGTCAAAAAGGTTGCTTCACAGCCGCCGTATTTCATGTAAACTTTGCCGTCGTCTTTATAATAAGGTTCACCGTCTCCGTAGATTCGTAAAGCAAAGTCTAACTTTTTAGGGTAGTCGGGCATAAGTATACCCTGCATAATCATGGTATCGTCGTAGTTTTCTGCTACCATGCCGTACTTTTCAAACATAAAGCCGAGATCGAAGATTAAATTATGGCCGACGATTGTTACTTCTGGAGACTTAAGCAGGTCTGCAAGTTTATCTAATATCCAAACCTCGGATAATGGATCGGAGTAGTAGTTTGCGCCGTTGGAGTATAAGGGTATAGACATTGCATTGAACTCGTCATAGCCAAGTGCAAAGCAGGAAAGCTCTCGATTGATAACTTCGATGTCAAAAAAAGCTATACCCTTTTCATAAATCTTATCGAGGAAACTTGTAATCTGGTCAAACGCAGGGTATATGGTTATATTTCGCTTAACTCTTCTAACTTCCGGAAAGTCGGCCTCACGTTTAACACGCATTAAATCCCATACTATCAGTCTTCGGTCTAAAGGAGTACGTAATACAGAAGCAGGATGGATAGTTGGAATAACTTTCCGGTTATCGAGGTATGGTGAAGTTAAAATTGAACCGGCACGTTTTTTAATCTCAAGCGCTCTCGTTAAAGCGTAAAGAGCTACGTTACCAAGAGGTACAAGAACGTTTGCTTTTGTCTCTTTTATACGCTCGTATAATGCTTGCTCGTATTGGCGGTATTCTTGTGACATAAAAGAGCATTTACCACCGTGAAACTTTATAAACTTTCCAATGTAGTTCTTTGGAGGTCTCTCTTGAATGACGTTATCTATACGGATGTCCTCTCGATTGAGGCCAACAGAGGCGAGACAGGAGTCAAGTATTTTCCCTGACCAACCTACGAAAGGTTTGCCTTCTATCTCCTCATTCTTTCCTGGAGCTTCACCTATGAGAAGTATCTTAGAGTTCTTACTTCCGTAAGGTGGTATGATTGTTTTACCTGTCACGTTGACCTCCACCTTCAGTAAAGCTACTTTCACTTAGAAACTCTCCGCAAGCTGGTTGTTGGGGCATTATAGAAGTTAATCCGTCATCTAAATTTCCCGGTGGGAATCTATTACAATAAGTAGCTATTACTCCAGATACGTAATAAATACATTCCTGACAAGTATAATTCCTAAAGTCCTCTTTCATAAGTCTTATCCTTTCACTTTGCTTTCATGTAGGTCTTACATCCATGTACGTAGGGGTAAGGTAGTTTCACGTAAAAGCCTTACTTCTACCTTACGCTCTCTCTTTGGGCTACAATTGTACAGGCCAAAAAAGTACTTTCTACCTTGTACAAGTCTTTCAGCTATAAAGGTAAACTTACTTCTTCGACGCCTACTCTCTTCGGAAGCTTGCGTTGCGGTAAGTTCAACGGCTATCATTTTGTCTCCTTTCGTTTCATTTACGCCTTCTTTTGTTTAGCAATTACCATTGTATGCGGTAAGGGTGTAAGAATCTTAACAATCTCGAAATGTGTTTCAATAAGTTTACAGAACGCCCTTTTGCTCCAGAAATTCTGGTGGCCGGGCGTTGCGCCTATGCGCTTTAGGTGTTTCCCACGGCATACGTTCATTAAGCGGAACAGCGGCTCACGAGGAACGCTGAATTCCACGTAGCCGTCCGGGTGCAGAATACGCTGAATCTCCCGCAACGCGATTCTTGGAGAGTTAAGGTGCTCAAGAACCCCATTGCAGAAAATAGCTTTAGCATTATTGTCTTCTATATAGTGTAGGTTGTAAATAGAGCTATGCCAGTATATTATTCTGCAATCTGCCGCGTTGCTAAGGACTTTGAAACTTCGATCGTAAGCATGTATGTACGTTCTGGGTAAAAGGTTGCTAAGTAATCGCGTTCCGCAGCCTCGACCACAACCAAGATCATAAACCCTTCTGCTCTTAGGCATAAGCTTTATTGCCTGCTTTAACGCTCGTGTGTAATCATAAACCAGTAACTTAACGATTGGATTTTTACTTGTATAAGGATTCCAAGTCATGTCAAAAATCGTTTCCGGGTTCTTGTCTCGACGTGCGCTGGTGAACGTGCCTTTATTTATTTGCTTATTCACTGTCTTGCTCCTTAATCCCGTACACGTGCAGTAGTGCTCTCCGGGCGCAATCATTGTAATCTGGTAGCGTACTTGGATGGATTGTGTACATAGTCTACCTCGCTAATCTGTCTTTTGCCTGCTGCTCCAATCGTGACACATGAGAATCGCGCGAACTGCATTCATCACAAATATCCGGCACTGGATCAATTTCGAACTCTTCACCGCAATCAGCGCAAGTTGCATGTCCATCATAATGCAGATCGAGTTCTTTTTCTTTTTCCTCAAGATATAATCGCAAAAGTTCGATTTGGTATTCGCGACTAATAAGCCATGATTTGAGTCTGGTTACATAATGCATCATTAGCCACTGCCTAACTTTGTTATCAGCTGTTAGCACAAATCGCCATGCTGCATTTCGTTCTCGTTGAGTTTCGAGCGGCATACGATTGAGTTTATCGGTGTATGGTTCTGCCATTTCAATAATTTCCGGCGCAATTGCTTTTGGTTCTTTTAAATCTGCCACGATTTATTCCTCCTTAGCTTCGAACTCTGGGCAGGGATTCTCCCAAAACTTCGTACGGGGGTTTTTTAAACGACAATCTACTCTGTAATAATCCAAGACAAAATCGATCTTCCACATTGCAAGATTGAGTTATTTTCTCCAATCTGCTTTACACTTTGCAGAATTTATGTCTTGCGCTTTAAAATACTTACAATTTGCACAACAAATCTTCATATTATTGCACCACAAATATACTTGCATCCCTGTTTTTTGATTTAATTGATATTTATTCCTCTCCATCAAATTCATCGATCAAATCAGGCCTAAAAACAATTACAGCACTGGGGAACGGAGCACATCCTTTACCGTCGTCAAAATAGAGACGCCCTCTAATGAATCGTATTTCTGTTGCCTTCATTATATAATCGTGCCAATAACTTGTATCTGTTCTACTTGGAATTAACAGTACAACTGTTTTACCTTTACGCCATTCATTATAAGCTTTTTTTACCCACTTTTGAATCTCTCTACCATATGGCGGATTAACAAAGTTACAATTTCCCCACTCTATTTCAAGGCCGTCAAAATCAGGATTTTTAGGGCATGGATCGAAATCGAAATGAAACTCATCATCAAGTGATTTGTAAAATTCCTTCGGCGTCTGCCAATCGAGACGCGTACTGGTAAACATACCATTATTTATTTGTTTACTCATTGTTTTGCTCCTTAATCCCATATGCATGCAATAACGCCTTTACGGCGGCTTCGATGCGGGTAGAACCCTTTACGAGTAAGCTTTCATCTTCAACTTTGAAAACTTTACTTGCTTTCAAGACATAACAATCTTTCTCACAACAATTGTAGCAGTATTCAATATGGTTATAACCTTTTTCTTCGAGAAGGTTTAACACGCGATCAAGCATTCGTGGGTTCATGAAGTCAGGAACACAACGTGAAAGCTTATGCCACGTAAGATTATTGTTATCATCCGTATCGAAGAATACATCGCCGTCATCAAGAAGGTAGCCAAAGTTACATTCATCTTTGTCGATGGATGTTATAAGTGCGAAATCAGGGTGTATGATATAATCCCCGACTTGTAGAGGTAACTTTTTAAGGAGTTCCGTACCGTACAGTAGTGAAACGCATTCTTGCGGTGTCATGATTTTATCCTTTCGCTAAAATTAAGCCGATTGTTAAAAACTGCTTCGAGTAGTTGCATCTAAAACATCATAAACCAGAAGTAGTTGCTAAAGCCTTATTAAGCTTCTTTTTGTGATCAATATAATCTTTATCCATTTTTAAACCCTTCTTTTGTGCCTACTTTGCTTTTCCGGGAAAATCTTTACGTAAATTAAGCTTATCTATAGACTTTAGAAAATCCCTCGCCTCCTGCTTCGTTAAGCTATTTACATAATCTTTAAGCTGTAGATTGCTTTTAAGGTTCTTTTTAGTCTTCTTACTTTTCCGTGTTTTATTTTTAGCATTTACAAAGAAATCTATTCGAGCTAATCTTGCACGTTGAACCTTTAAAAGCTTATCTTGCGATGACAAGTTAGTCCACACGGGGTTTAAGGTTTCCAAAGTTGCCATTATCGTAGGTCTCCTTTAATACTATCGAAGTTTCTATAAAGGGAACAGCCTTTTATCAACGAAGCGTGTTCGTAGACTTCCAACGTTAACTCGTGTGCAAAGTTTAACTTGTTTAAATCAAGGACTACCCGTGTACCGTTCAGGTAATAGATTAAGTTTTTCTCATCGAGTGTAACTTGAATAGATTCCGTACGTAGGAATTTGTTTTGTTCTTTAGTTGAATCGAGTATAAGAAGTAGTAAAGCTGTCAGTATTACAGCTATACCTAACTCCTTTAAAAAAACTTTCATTTCTCCACTCCTTCTTTTAACTCCTCTTCAAGTTTTAACTTCTCTTCAAGTTTTAAAATAACCCTTAAAGCCCCTTTAGCCTGAGCTTGATTTAAGAGGTCATGAAGCATAAGGGTAAACAGCCGTTTACGGTAGTAACGTGGGATGACTTTTTCAATACGATACTTAAGGCTTAAAGGTATGTCTATAGATATACGAGGTCTTTTCATGGCTTTTCTTTCTACGTTTAGTTTGTGTTTATAGACTCGCCTAATGGAGACCAGCGAACAAGCTTTCGCCAAGATACAGAGAAGACCGGTATTATTTGCTGTCGCATAGGACTTTTTGTTCTTGGGTCTAAAGTTTGAAGTTTCGAAACGTTTCCAAAGAAGAGGGTAAAGTCGGTCTCTCCCTGAACTTCAGCAGAGATAACTTGTTCTACAACCTTACCGCCTTCTTCCCAAACGACTAAAAATCTCTTCATCTTTTATATCCTTTACTTTCGGAGGTTTTAAAGGAAAAAGCGGCCTAAAGAGATTTCCCTAAAGGCCGCTCTCTGTAAGTTACTTGACCGCTGACGAAATGATTCGAGCTATGACATTTTTGTCGGGGTACGCTTCGTCCTTTGACTTTTCAATCTTGAGAATACACCAAGCTTTTTGCCCTCTGGCACTCTCGTAGTGAATTTTAGATTTGTCATACTTAAGCTCAAACTTAAGCCAGAAATCCTTAATTCGGCGAAGTTTAAAGCCGCTACCGGGATCATCTTTTCCATTCGGAAGGAAGAGTCTGTGAGTAATCAAGGGAGCATCCGGAAATTCTGCAGCCTTTAAGGTAGCTTCAATCCAAGTTGTTCCCGTCTCTTCGCTTACTCTTTCCCGCATGGAAATGATTTCGAGCAAGACTTCACCTTCAGAAGGATCAATAAGTTCCTCTTCCGGCACATCGTCAAGGTTTAGTTCATAAAACGTTGCTTCAGCGTTCATGCTTTAGCTCCTTTCTTATCCTTTTTGAAACCAAACACTTTAAGAAGTATTCTTAGGTATAGTGGTAATTTAGCTTCTTTCGGTTTGATTTCGTCTATGAGTAGTGTAAAATCGTGTGATTCACCTTGAAAAATTCTTCTATGTTGCATTTAAAAGCTCCTCATTAGCAGATTTAATCCAAGAGCAATCAAGGTCTTCGTAAGGTTTATTAACTTTTTTAAGGATGTGCTTATAGTCACAAGGCTCTTCTCCGTTGATGTACTTACCTTGTGCAAGCTTGCTCTTGCAAAATGGGTAGTAGTTACTGGGTTCTGTTTGAAAGTGTCGAAGTATACCTGTAGGTCTTTCTTTTGTTATTATAGTGTAGTTCTCTGTAAAGACTAAAGGTACTTCAATTTTTCCAGAGCCACCGGTCATGATTTGAGATCGAACTGTAGCACCATCCTTATCTAACAACCATGTTAAATGTCCAGTTAGGATTACATTACAAGGTAGAGCAGTCAAACGCATCATTTCGTCTCGTATGAGGCGAACTAATAATTTGTAATCCTGTATTCGCTCTGTCTTTTGTCCATTTTTATTGAGAATGTAATTCATCATAGCTCTTGAAAGGAAAGTTAAACTATCAATTACGCAAGTACCTATTTCAAGGAAGAAGCCTTCCCGGATGAGAAAATCAATTTGTCTATCGTAGGCAAGATAAGCAAAAGGATTCTTCGGGTTTTCATACTGATAACGTTCATCAGGTATGAGTTTATTTTCTTGTTTTATAAAGTCGTCTATACACAAGAGACCTTGCGGATCGAAAGAGAAAACATAGATAGGTGCGCGTGCAGTTTTAATTGAGAAAGTTTTACCTGCACCGCCCTCTCCGAGAATAAGGAAATTTACTTTATCTTCTTCTTTATGTGGATTAGCTTCTCGAATCTTTTGTAGAATTTCAAGCTTCTTCTTTTGAAACTTTTCTCGTACCTCGTTCCTTGTAACACTTCCTTCTTTTTTAGTTTGCATTTCTTTCTCCTAAGCTTTTTGTCTTGAGAACTCTAAAACCCTATGAAGGACTTCAAGCGAGGTTTCCCCGAAGTCGTAGTGCTTCCTGCTTTTGAAGTAGGAAGGTGTATCAAAGTTATATTTAATTAAACATGTCGTTATTTCTCGACGCAACTTTCTGCTTATAAAGCCTAAATTTTCTGTCATAACTTTAAAATAAAACTTATTTTCAGTACAAATCCTGCTTTTAGCGGCGAAAATTACGAAGACATGCAAAGGCGCTCCGTCGTTAAGCATATACCAAGCTGGATGAATAGATGAAGCTTTTGGACTATTTAAGCTATCCCATTCACTTAAATCCTCTATTAAGGTTTCTAACTCTTTTTTCGTTAGCTCTAAATGGAGGTTAATTTTATTTATACCCATCTTTTTCTCCTTTCCCAGTTTCCATTGCAAACTCTTTTGCAGGATTCCAGAACTTTATATCAATACCTGAAGGAACTTCATCATAGGAGAGAGGATTAGTTCTGATTATGCAGAAGTCGTGGTAAGGACAAGTTCGGTTATACGCTATACATCCTTCCGGGTTCTTCTTAAAGCAAGTGAGCACTACGTCATCTGCTTTACACGAGGCGAGGCTTTCAAATTCGAACTCGATGTCATTGTAGACGTCATTTATTGACCACAGCCAATCAGCCATTTGATTTTCCTTTTTCGGTAAAGGCTGACGCATAAACAAATTACCTTGCTTTCGAGAGATAAGTAAGTTTATAATGACACCGTAAACCTGTTCTGGAGGGCATAGAGAGTACAAAGCATGCGTGTAGGTAAACGTTTGGGTGCGTAAATAGTAAGCGTCACGATACGTAGGATTATCTGAACCGGAAGTTTTATGTTCTAAAGCAAAGTAACCTCGTTCGCCGCTAAAGCAAATAGCGTCGATCTTGTAGTAAATTAAACGTTCACCATGCTCATCTATAGCTACTGCATCAAAAGCTTCAGTCGTGATAACCTCGAAATTGTCTTTATCTTTATACTCTTCAAAGTATTCTTTGAGGAGGTTGCCAAAGGCTGAAGGATTCTTTGTAGGGTGTGTTTCATCTACTTCAAACTCAAAGTCGGCTCTCCATGATTTAAGGAAAGCATCAGCGGCAGGGATTAAGTCTTTCTTCTGATACATTCCACCGTCCTTTATAATATTGTAAAGGACTTCTAATGCACAATGTACAGCTTTCCCAAAGCCGAGGTCTATGTTAATTCCACTTGGAGTCCAACCGAGAACATGCCGAAAGAAGTAATAACGCGGACACCTTAAAAAGTCGGCGATTTTAGTAGAATCTAAAACTAAAATATCTTCATTGTAAGGTACTGGTAAGCTCTTACATAAACTCTCAAATTCTGTATAAGTCATGCTTTTTCTCCTTTTGTTTACTTTTTTGTCACCTTATCGGAAAGTATAACATGCACTTCTTTCCAAAGACGCAGTCTCTCCTTCTTCCAAGTTTTAAGGAGGTCTTTAAGAAGCTTGAAGAAGACTTCTTTGTTTTCGTGTAGGTCAGAAGCTGTTAGAGGTAAATAAGCACTTGTAGTTTCTCCATCCACAGTTAAGGCGTCAGCTACAATTTGAGCTTCCGTAATGATGTGGGATTTTAAAACCCTCCCGACGCTGTCAATTTTTGAATCTAACTTAGTTATAAGTTCGACGTTGGTGCTAAGCTTCTTTGATAGTTCTTTTGCTATTTGTCTATCATAGTACATTGTCTGGCTCCTTTCCTTCGTTGTATTGCATAAGTTGTGTTATTGTAGGTTCGTCGTCGCATACTATCTTACGTTTGTTAGTTACTTGTATCTCTTCAACTCTCTCTGTAATAACACACTCGGAGTCGTGTGTAAAATTCATATTAACTTGAAGCTTATCAAAGATATAGCGACGTTGTGTTCCTGATTCTTCTGTAGATTCTAACCGACAGCCGTGATTATGGAGGCATTTCAATATCTCTTCGACCTCTTTCATAGTTTTAACATAAAAGGCCACAAGAGGCTTTTTAACAGTCTCCGAAAAGAAGCTATAAGCATAATTATCTGGAAGTTTTTTTGCTAAAGTGTCAATAAAGTAAAACGTACTGGAAGATTCTTTGAGTGTTTTTACACGTCCTTTAAACTCATCTACCCAGACTTTAACTTTTGGATGCAGTTTTTTACTCATCTTTAACTCCCTTCAGGTAGGCAGTTGAATTTCCTTTTTAAAGCTTCGCGGACTTCTTCACGTTTTGGTACATGTTTTCTTCTTGTCCTAAAGCCTGTTTCGTTAAGGTAGTTTTGGAGCTTTTCTCCAGTTAAGAATTCTCCTTCAACTATCATTCCGACTGTTCTACCTTTTGCAAAAGGCATACGATGTATTCTAACTTTCATTTGTTACCTCCCTTTCCCCCTTCTTCCTCGACTTCTTCCTCGACTTCTTTAGTTAGCCTTTCGTACTCCGGATTGTCCATAAAGGAGTCAAAGTATATACTTTTTGCTATATACGCACCTGTTTTTCCCTGATTACGGTAGATCAGCAGGTTCAAACGTTTATGCATAATACCAAAAATTGTACAAGCAATACTTTGCATTACGGAAAGGCCGGTTAAGAGGAGGTAGTCTTCTGGCTGAGAATATTTAAGTTCTTGCCAAAGTGTTCTTGCAATCTGATTTGTTGCAAAAGGAGAATAGCTTTCGTCAGAAAGATAGACAAGAGAGCCAAAGCGTTTAGCATCGGCGAAATTGTGTCCGCTTCGATTGATGACGTAAACTTTAGGCATTTTCTCTTTTTCCTCCCTCTTTTTCTTCTTCGTTTATTGTTGAGATGCTTCTTACTTCTTCGTAAATAATAGTATTATCTGAGTCTGCAGCGGCGGATTCTATCAAGAATATCACGAGAACTTCAGGCTGTTTATAACCTCCGCTTGGAGGTGCAGGAAGTTTAAAATCTGTTATACCTTCCTGCAGGGCATCGATTACGTTTTTATAAGTCCGTGGTGCATTTATTATCCAGCGCTTATGATTCAGTAAAAAAGCACTCACTTTACAAGGATGATCTATAGTATATTTAAGCATCCTTTTCCTCCTTTTCTCCGTCTACAGTTGAATAAACTCGTACTTCTTCGTGAATAGTTGAATCATTCCCTCCTTCAAAGGTAAGTTCTACAAAAAACACTACGAAAACCTCAGGTTGGTCATAAGCGCCGTTTGAAGGTTCAGGAAGTTTAAAGTTCATTAGTTCCTCTTGAAGTGCATCTATTACGTTCCGGAAGGTTTGTGACTTAAGTAATTTCCAGCTTCTTTTACGCAATAAATAGGCTGTCACTGTACAAGGATGATCTATAACCTGTGAACTCATTGCGCCGTGATCGTTTGGTATGTTATATTTAATCATTGTTTTTTTTTTCTTTACTTTTTTACCTTTTTCGAATGAAGAGAAAGTTAAGAATAAACGAGGGTAGGAAAAGGTTAACTAACCTACCCTCTCGCCCGTTTATTCGTCTTCTTCAAATTCTGCCATCTCTTCGACTGAAAGCCGGAATGCCTCCTGCTCTTCCGGAGTCATTTTAAGGTAAGATGCGAGAACTTTATCTTTCAAGGTCTTCTTTGGCTTCCCGAAAGTCGGCTCGTAGTTGTCAAGCATCTCGGCGATCTCCGTTGGTGTATACGTGAACTCACCGTTCCTCTCTTTCTTGTTCAAAAGATTGCGGCATCGCGTGAAGTACTTGTCAGCCAAAGCTTGGTTTGCAAGTTTAAGCGTTATCTCTTCATTGTACTTTTCCTTGTAGGCTTCCAAGCTTTCTGGTTTGTCGATTGACGTTTCGAGGTAGCGATCCTCGTTTACTTTTACTACTCTTGTTTCAATCATGTTACTTCTCCTTTTTTCTTTTACGGGTTTACTTTAAGTAGTAGATGACTAAGGTTAAGATAATAATTAACCAGAATAGGTTTAAAGCTCTGCGCAATTTTTACCTCTCCCTTCTTTGTAGATTATGTAATAGTCAACAGCACGTCGGATTATCTCGGAAAGACTTAAACCGGTTTCTTCTCTCTGCTTTTTAAGGAATTTTGCTTGGACTTTTGTTAGTTTTATGTGAAAGGGTATCATTTGAAACCTCAAGTAAATGTGTGCTTGTTTTGTACCCAAGTTACACATAGTCGGTGACAATTCCAAATTAAAAAGAGAAAAAATCACGTTTTCGTTGACTAATTGCTTAAAGACTTAAAGATTAATTACTTAACCTTATAAACTTCCGGGTAGTTACGCTTAATAAAGTTGCGCAAGCTTTCAGGAGATATATAGAACGAATGTCTGTCTTCTAAAAACTTAGCTTTTTCACGGAAAGTCTGGAAGGCTTCTAAATCTTCAAGTACCTTCGGGAAGCGATGAAAGAATCTTTTGACTCTTCCAGCCCTGTAAGTCGGCTCTTGTTTTCTCTTGCTTAACTCAATACATTGAGTGCTTAACTTAAGGACTTTTGCCCTTAAAGATTCGAGTTCAGGGGACATAGTGTCTGTCCCTAAAAGTTTATTTGAAACCCTATGTTGAGCTAAAAGCTTTATCAGGGCGTTAAGCTCTTTTACTGTTATACTAAATGTCATTTTTATCCTCGCTTTCTTCAATTTCCTGTACTTTTTGTTCAAGGCGATCAAGAGCTTCTGAAATTTCTTGTTGGTTGTTTAGATAAAGAGTTGAAGCAAAGGTACACCAAGCTTGAATAAGTTCTCTTTCTGGCATTGAAAGCTTGCAATTAGCTCCGTACTCGCCAAAACCTAAGCTTACCCGGCTTAAAACTTTTGCAATCCTTAGAAGGTGGTTTGGGTTAGATAGTGTATCCTTAATTGAAACTGGTTCTAACGTTTCAGACGTGATAAGCTTAGTAAGCATAAGTTGATTTTTAGCTAAACCAACAACTGCTTCAGCTAATTCAGCTATGCGTTGATTTAAAAGCTCTAAGGTTAGTGTTGACTCTTCTTGGAACTTTGGCTTTAATGCTTCGACTTTCTCAGACATAGTAAACTCCTTTTAGTTTGATAGTTAAATGTTAGTGAATTTCATTTAGTGAATGTCTAAATACACCTTCCCAGTTGTTTACAAAGTTTTGAACCATCCTCATGTTTCGGATTTTTTTAAACTCTGGATTGTCACAATCCAATCGGCAAAAATGATAAAGAAGTTGTTGTGCAAGGTATACATCTACTTTTGCATCAAAAGAACCACACCATAGCGGCCATGCAGAAAAATCAAAATCGACGTCTGCAAGGTCTGCTTCACGAAAGTGAACACCGACAAGGTTTGCACTGTTAAAACTTGCACCGTTAAGCTTTGCGCCAATAAATCTTGCATCTCTAAGATTTGCGTATGTAAAATTAGCTTTAGTAAGGTTTGCATTATCAAAATCAGCACGTGAAAAATTTGCGTTGGTTGCACAGACTCTTGTAAGATTAGCATTGACAAGGCTTGCTCGTTTAAAATTAGCGTAATGGAGACTTGCATAACTTAAGTTAACGTCATATAATCTTGCTTCGGAGAAGTTCGCCTGTCTAAGGTCTGTATGTGACAGATCGGCGTCGGAACAGTCAAAACCGTTATAAAACCCTAAAGGAAGGCCTTCCCTTACGCGTTCGAGTATCTGTCCTCTGTTTAATTTTTGCATAGTTTAATCCTTTCTTTAAAGTAGAAAAAGTGAGTTAAAATTAATCTTCACTGTCCTGAATTACTTTATCCAAGACGGAAGCGGGTACAGGTTCATTATCTACGTTTGCCCGTAAAGCTCCAACCTTAACACGCGTCAGGGCGTTTGACAGCTTGCGACTTTTCAAAGGACGTTTGAAGTTTACGGAGTTCAGGATTTGCAAAGCTTCTTCGTCGCTTTTGACTTCTTCGAGTAAGTCAGAGTCTCGTAAGGCCTTCGCGTAGTCGAGAATACAGCGGTTTGCAAATGCGTTTCGGGATTGTAAGGTAATTCCGTTGTCCCTGTAGAAAAGGATTAGAGAAGCAAGTTCTCGAATAGGGACTTTTGCTTGAATGTAAACGTAGTCGTCAGTCATTTGTTTTTCTCCTCATTTTTACTTCTTTCTTTGTTGGTTTTATTTGTGAAATAGTAAGTACCTACGACTCTTCCGTCGAGGTTGTGAATTGGTGATATGCTTTCCGGGATTAACTGTTGATGTCTCAGACTGTTTGCAATTTTACATAAGATAGCCGCATATGCGTCTTCGTAGTTATCTACTTCTATGTCAATAATTAATTGCATGCTGTTTTCTCCTTGTCTTTTAATCTTCTTATATACCTGCGTATCTCGACTTCTCCGGTTTCTTTAGTACCCGTTCGACTTACTTCACTGTTGAGAAGGCCTATAAATTGGGACATCTTCTTTTCCTTTCTTTTTAGTGCTTTTTAAGTGTAGGGTAAAAGTAAGTTAGCAATTTTTTCCCTATTTGCAAGGTTTTTCTTAGGTTTATGCTATTTTTCTCTTGAAAGCTTTTGCGCTTGAGGTTAAATTCATGGGAATTCTTTAATCAATAAAAAAGGTTAATCCCTATATGTTTCAATTATTATATATTTAATATATATATATTATAGAATGAATACAGTTTTCCTTACATACTTTTTTAAATACCGTGTTTTCGTTGATTAAGGAATACATGAAAGCTTAACCTCAAAAAAGCTTATATTAAGAAAGTAATAAGGTAAAAATAGTTAGAACCTTAGAGAAAAATGTGAAAAAAGGACAAATTTTACTAACAAAATCTAAATAGCAAAAAAGCTGTTTTTAATTGGTAAAGAGAGTTAGTTACTTAAAATCTCAAGGTTTAAACCTGTTAAAGTGCCTTTCTTTTGGGTTGCTTTTAAAGAGTTCCTTTTGAAAAATCTGCTTCGTACTCAAGACGGGAGCCTTTCGCGCGGACAAACATTTCTTCCTGGAAGTCAACGCTTTTGCTCCGAGTTCTTGCGGGTGATACGTACCAGATAGAATTCTTTTGAAAGACTTGCAAAATTTCGCCCAGATACTTGTTCATGCGACGTTTTGTCAGGTTCGTTCGCCACGAGCCGGAATTAAGCTTAATCCAACCGTCGGAGTAATATGTAATGATAGCTGTAGTGTGCAGGTAAAGGGCAATAACGTCCTCTGCCAACCGGACTAAATTAGTACCATACTCCAAAGGCCTTAAGTCTTCACCGTTAAGTAAAGCTTCTGCTTCTTTGTAATTCATGATAAGTCTCCTTTTGTTTGTTTTTAAAACGTTTTAGTGATCTTGGAAGCTAAATGTAACAGGTACGCTAAGGCCTTAGCTTCCAACCTTGCTTTTCTAAGAAGTTATCCTTGCCGCAAGAGTCGCAAGTTGCTATAATAGTTAGTATACTATCGTGTATTGTTCCGAAGTAGCCCATCGGTACAGCTTTCTGTAAGTCTAAAGGTTTGTTGCAAAACTTACAGTATACGAGGTGTTGGTCTTTTACTAATTTCATTGTTCTTCCTTTACTTTTTAACGATTATATAAGTGCGGTCTAAGTAATCCTCGAAAAGGTAGTTTTTGTTGTAAAATTTGTCCGCAAAAAGTTGACCGACTAAGGATTTAAAGCTGGGTAAACAGCAATCGTAAAAAGCAAGCTCTAAAGTATTAACATTAAAAAGCATTATGGAGTTACATCCTCCGGTCATGTCCTCAAAGTCCCTGCGTGTGCCGTAAGATAGGCTATCGCGGAACATTTTCGCGTGAATTAAAGCTTGCTGATAAGGATGTAATTGGCAGAAGTACTGAGCTTTTGAAATTACAATTGAGTTTTCCTTGCTTGTTTTATTTTTGCTTTTCATATCTCTTCCTTTACTCTTAAACTTAATGTTTTTAAAGTTTTAATTCTTTGTTCAAGCTTCTTTTCTTCTTTCGCCATATCAAAGTTAAGCATATTTTTTAAAGATGTCTTACCATTTATATGATCTAAATAATACTTGCTGTAAAGTCCATCGGCATAGTTCCAGATTAAATCTAACTCTTCCCGAGTACAAAAGCTTGAAGCTTTCGCTTGCTCTGGCTCTGGATGTGCTAATTGTTCGGCTAAACGTACAGCTTCATTCAACTTATCTTGAAAGCTTGCTGGTTGCATAGTTTCACCTCATTTTTTAGGTTTTTAGCTTCAAAGGTTAGCGGACCGGAGTACCTCGTTTAGGAATTGCATCCGGCCATACACCATTAGCTTTGAGTATTTCAGATACATATTCGGCATATTCTAAGGTAATTCCTCCATAAAGTGGTAAGAAAATTTCCTTAAAAAAAATCTGCATTGGGATTAATGCCGTACTTTTTCAAGGTTTCGTTGCTGTAAAAGCATTGGCCGCCTTTGTTCGCGCCTTGAACCATTGCTTGGTAGTACTCAGAGTATCCTGTGGATTCAAATATCCAACCGTCCGGTTGGCGGCGTACTACTTCCCCACCGCCCTTTAAAGTTTTGCTATCTGCTAAAGTTTTCATGATTTAATACTCCCTTCTTTTAAATTTTACACATGCTCTTTTGCGTATTTTACAGCTGCTTCACGGGCGGTGAATGTCCGCCCCGTAAATCGATCGGGACAGCTGCATTTTTGCTCTGGCGAAGTTACCGTGCAAATGCTGCCGCACCGCCGGCAACGGGAAACTAAGGAATAGGCGGTTCTGAAAGTTACAATGTACTTGCCGTCAACTTCATTAATTTCTGCATAGTAGTTGTTATCCGCTTTGCTATACAGGGTTTCCGATTCGTTTAATTTACTCATGATTTAATCCTTTCTCTTTGATTATATAGTGCCGGTAGATTTGATCGTTTAAAGCGGATTCGCCGCGGGAGATAAACCATGTGTCCTCGCCGCAAACTTTTGCGTAGTAAAGGTTATCTGCTGATCGATAAAGTTTAATCCACCTGGATGAATACTTGCATGTTGCACAAAGTTTTAATTTCATGCTTTCGCCTTTCTTTTTAGTATCTATTTAATGATGCGAAGAGTATGTATAATATAGTTTCTCTTCTCCAATTATTTAAATATAGCCTCATCAGTGCCGGGTTCTACGCCCGACAGACCCCCCCGGAGGGGAGTTTCGGCTCGGGAATGCTATCGTACGACTTCACCAGTCTTAAACAGCGCGTAGCCGTAATCCTGGTAATAATTACCGTCCGCATCAATAATTGCATGGCTGTAATCGCTTACCTTGCGGCTCTGGCGAATTGCGGTCTCCTCCGACTGATGTGTCGTGTAGCCTTTGCCGCCGTAGTAGGATGCAAGTACTACTGCATACTTACAACCGGGTGCTAATATTATATCCCGATCGTAATGTTCGCTTTCGATATCGTGGATTGTGCCAGTGCCGGACATTTTTTGGGGAATTATTAACGTTTTCATGATTCAGTTCTCCAATTTTTAATTGTTAAAATTAAACTCAAGGCCAAGCTGGCCAAAGTCGTTTTTGATTAATTCGTTAAGCTCCACACGGGTACGGTTAAGGTATTTGCGATCGCCGCCAAACAGAGCCGATACGTCCGCGGCCGATAGTTCGCCGCCGCATACTCTGCTGATGTAAGCTACGGTTTCATTCCAGGTTAGCTTATCTGCTTTTTCCATACTTTACCTCGCTTTCTCGGTTTTGTATTTTGGATTTTGTATTTCGGATTGTAACGGTTGCATATGTAATATAAGTATAAATTTTTGCAATGTCAAGTACTTTTTGCACTTTTTTTGCTTTTTTCAACCAAGTTGCACGCGAAGCAAAGCAACTAAAACTTTAAAAGGACGGACAAGCTTAGCAAGGAAACGTACTCAAGCACACAAAGCTCTTACTTTAGGTAAGCTTTAAGGGGGGTGGGAGAGGGGAAGAGGGCTTTTCGTAGTATACATTCCCACACCAGTACGCTCCTGAAAGATTTTTAGCTTATATGTCACCATATGGTGTCATTACATCCAAATAATATAAAAAACACTTGACATCCTTAAGAAAAATACCTACTTTATAGCACATTACCTTATTATATACAGCCAGGACGAAAGGCTTAAATTGAAGCTCTACAAACGCAAAAGACCTACAAGGACGCAGAAAGCAGAGTACAACATAAAAAAGCTCTCTCAGAGGTCGCTGGACATCAAGAGAATGCTTTTTTTAGGTCTTCCGTATGGAGCAATTGCCCACAAAGTCGGTGTAACGGAGCGCTGCGTAGGCTATCAAGCGCGTTCCGACCTCGTAAAACAGGAAGTCAGTAAGCTTAACATGGCTTCCGATATAGAAACCCTCGAACTCAAACGTGAAATCTTACAGCTTGCACCTAAAGCCATCACCGTTTTAGATGATATACTTTCAGCAGAAGTTAGTAGAGAAACAAATCCGGCCTCTGTCCGTAAAGACACCGCTGTGACTGTTTTAAAGATGTCCGGCATTAGTGATAGAGGCGAGGATAGCTGCGATCCACGTGTACGAGAAGACCGTATGAGTAAGATTAGAGCCCGTGTAGCTATTTCGGCGAAGGAAGGCCTTTTAAAAGGCGAATCTTTAGAGCTTGAAATCGCACAGGCCAGTCGTATACGCGGCGGCGGCGACTAAACGTTAAAAGAAACCTTAAAAGAAAGAAAAGTAGGTTAACGTGAAAGAAAAAGCAGGCGAAACGGAAAAAGAAGAGGAAGAGCTTAAAAAACTCTTAAAGCAAGACGAAGGTTTTCGAGAGAAAGCTTACGTCGAGCCAATTTCGGGGAAGATTCATATAGGCCATGGTTTGAACATTGAAGATGTCCCTTTTAGTGAAGACTTACTTTTAATCGAATTCGACCGACGCTTCCATAAAGCTATTAAAGGCTTACGACTCCTTGTCCCGGACTTTGACAACCTATCTCTTGCAAGGAAGAAAGCTTTAGTAACAATGATTTATATGCTTGGCGCGCAAGGTTTAATGGAGTTTAAAAAGATGCTTGAAGCTGTAAATTCGGGCGATTGGACTAAAGCAGCCGTCGAAGCAGAAGACTCGCTTTGGTACGTACAGGCGAAAGCAAGAGGCAAACGAACAGTAAGACTTTTAGAGGGGGAAGGCCGCTAATGTCTAAAGCCTTTAAATATCTCTTCGTTCTTTTATGTTTATTTGCTGTTAGTGCAGTTAAACTGCAAGCTCAGACAGTAGAAAACGGGGCACTCTTGCGTAATCCGGTTAACTTACACTGGAAAAGTTATGACAACGCCGGACTGCAAACGATCCGCGTTTATTGGGATTCTTTAGACGCACAAGTTGGCAGCGATTCGACTGTAGCCCTTACAGCGGATTCCCTGGACATAACCTCAGCGGATATAAGCACAGCGACAAACGTCTACTTCTTTATAGATTCTACCGGCGCGGCTGATACTTCAAGAGTTGAACCTGCTTCAAACGAAGCTTTAATTGGCGTCTTTCGCTTTAAGACAACTTACGGAGCGGATACACTTTTTTACTTTGATCCCACGAGACCTGTTGTTAAAGATTACCTTGCCCTTGAGACTAAGTACCGTAGAGCTTTACCTCCGGTTTATGTATCCGGTCTGAACCTTGCGATAAATAAAAGCTCCGGGAAAGTAACAGTTAGTTCCGGTACAGCTTATCTCGGAGGAAGGGAGGTTTCCTTAAATGCTGCTGGTAACACGAAGCTTCTCCTCGACAACGAAACTACAATAGACTCCCTTGAAGCTATAACAGAATACGCGAACGGAAGTACTATTGGAAACTCACGTTTTGTTAAAATCCTTTTAGGTAGGATTGCTACGGATTCTACCGACGCGAAAGTTGTTGCAATAAGGCAGGATGCACCTCCAGACGAGTATCAAACGCTTACGGAAGCTTTACTTGATTCGGCGAAGGTAGCTCCAACGTCTTTTGGTTCTTCTTATAAGGGCGTAGTCATACCGTTGGCTTTCTTTGCTTTTGAGAAGGGGGACGTAGGAAACTCTAAAACGTTAGATATACGAGAGCTTGGTCTTGCAGGTGGGTTTTATCCACATATTCAACCTACACCTTTCGCGTCCGCTGATGTTATAAGAGATACAGTAAATGCTATCTTTGCGGATTCCCTAACAATGAATCTATCGGAGACGCTTACCCTTCTTGATTCTTTAACGCTAATCGTGGAAGATTCTCTCGGTACGAAAGCGACGATTACGCAACTTGCTCTTCGGGCTACGATTGCGGCTCTTGAGGATACGGCTGCCACCAAGGCAACGATTACACAATTGAATCTCAAGCTTGATAAATCAGCCGTACGGGATTCCGCCAACGCTGCAATTGCAGCTATGGATTCGACGGATATTACCAATGATGCTATCGGTTTTGAGGACGTAAATCAATTGCCCGAACAATTAGCTCTTAGGCTTCTGGCTTCAGCCGCACGGGACACAGTAAATGAAGTTATGAACTTAGGTTCTACTGGCTTTAGCGATGATTCACTTTTTGTTTATTTGCCGCTTGATGATAATGCAGAGGATATATCTGGAAATAATCGGGATTTTACTATTAGTGGCGGGGTTTCTTTCACAACTAATCCAGATAGCAGTGTAGTTAACGGCGCAGCTTATTTCGATGGTTCGGGCTTTTTATATTATGTAATGCCGACAACAATTGACAGCACGTGGGATATAACTCTATCGGCGCGGGTATTGCTGGATTCGACGGACGCAGGCACGCATCCGGTTATTTTCGGCGCGGAAATCATAACAACTGGAAATATAGGCCTTTATTTCAATCCTCGACCGTCGCTTAAATTCGTTTGGTTTAATGGTGAAGGCGATAATAATTTCATAACCTACAATATGCCTGAGATATATGATAATACATATCATTACATTGAGGCTAAATTATCATATACAGATGATTGCGCGGAAATATGGGTAGATGGTGTTTTAAAAACATCAGATGTCGTTACAACGGGTTATATAATTAAAGGACAACAACGAATCGGATTGTCTCAAAATATTAACCGATGGAAAGGCTTAATCGATGAGGTCAAGATATACCTCCGCAAGCGAACGGATGCTGAGACGCGCAATGATTATTTGAATCCGTACATTATGAATCTCACAAAAACTTTTAATAAGTATCTCCAGAATTCAGCCTTTGGCGATAGTTTAGACCAGACCCGAACGATCAGCAGCCTTTGGACATTTTCTAACGGTCTGGCGATTTCGGGCGGGAATCTGACGGTAGCGAACGATGCTTCCTTCGCTGATGGCGGCGTTACAATTGATGAAACGGACTCAACTTTTACAGCTCATCAAATACATATAACAGATAATGCTTTTTATGAGGGATTAGTAAGCCATAATTTCGATGGAACTTCAGCGTCATCTGACACTGTTTTAACGGCAAGAGTTATCAATATTGATGCATCCGGTACTACATCGGGAGATATACATGGTTATACAATAACCAAGGTTGGCGGCGGCCTGAGCGATGTTGTTGCGGTGGGCGTTACCGACGGCGTTAGTGTTATACATCAACTTATTAGTACTGCTTGTATTTTAGATACGGTCTGGAAATGCGCAAACGGCACGGAGAATTATATAAGTATTACAGATGCGGCTAAAAGTACGGCTATAGATAGTCCCATGTTTGCAAGTCGGTACGATTCCTTATTTATCGGCTCTGATAGTTTATTTAATGAAGTTGAAATAACCCTTGAAACAGAATCCGGAAAGACTATTGAACCAACTTTTTTCTACTCTACTGGAACTAATTCTTGGCTGCCAATGCTTCCGATCGACGGTACAGACGGCTTACTTCACAACGGGAAACTAATTCTTCCCGATCTATCTGCAAACTGGGCTAAAAATACAGTAAATGGAGCTGAGCTTTATTACATAAAAATAGTACGAAATAGAGTTAATGTTGTAACTACACCAGTATTGAATAGTTTAACATTACATTGTGAGACACTTTACAACTGGGATGACAATGCAAGTCTGAGCGTTAAAAAAGTAACCTCTGACACAATTAATGTTGAAGTTGAAAGCGTAATAAGCGGGACGTTTTCCCTGACCAATCCGATACTTCCGAACCTTGACGTTTCCTTCGGCAGCTGGCAGGGGCTTCCGAATTACCTGCCTACTGACAACGACACGCTCGAAGTGATTGCCCTTTATGATTCTATTGCCGCTAAGTTTGTTCCGGCGATCAAAGGAATGCACCCGGATACGGGAAGTGTAATTCAAGAGCTTTATATATTTTCAGAAGTCTTTGATATTCCGCCTTATTACACAGGTGTGGATTCAGTAGTCTTCGAGTACCAGACCGGCAATGCTTCGACAGACAGCAGCGCGGTTGCAGTTATTATCTATGAGTACACGGACGGAGCGTTGACTTCCCTTGATAACACTTCGGCAGCCGCAAGTTTAACATGGGCGCACGATGCCACTTTGACTTCGTTGACCGATCTTGTTCGATACGATAAGTTTGTAATTGCAGTGCAGTTTAAGTCTATGCGGGATTACTGCTGGGCGAAGGTAGGAAGGATTAAAATTTACTGGAAGGAAGCAAGCTGATGAGAACTCTTGCTTGTATATGCCTTTTGATGCTGCTGCCGGTTATGGCTGTGGGGCAAACTAAGGTTGACTCGGTTTTGATTACGGATGCAAGCTACTGTAAAAACTTGCAAGTTGATGATGAAGCTTCATATTCAGATGCAAGAGATAAAACAGCCGCTGAAACTGTCGAGACAGCACTTTTTAAGGCTCTTTGGTACAAGGAGGGTGGGGATCATTACTATAATGCAAGAGGTGCACTTAGGTTTGATTTATCCGATTTAGATACTACTGGCTATACTATAGATTCTGTTATTTTTAAAGGCTGGCAAGAAAGCGTTAGTGGTGCTTTTAATTATACAATAGTGGCAGGGACGACGATCAACGATACGATTAATGTAAATACTTATAACGATTTATTTGGTTGGGCGGCTTCGGGAGCATATTCTCCGGTGCAACTTACAAATTATTCTAATCAATTAACCTCCAATAATTATAGTACTTTAAAATTTACTTCAGCAGGTGTAGATACATTAGAGGCGCATATTGGAGCCGGAAAGCCTCGTGTGGCTTTAATTCTTATCACTAAAGGGGATATAGAAAATATTGCTCCTACGACTGGAAATCACGCATGGTTTTCAGGGGCTGAAGATACCGGCCATGAACCAAGATTGCTATTTTATATGAGCTCTACAGAGCCCCCCGCACCGGCAGCAGCAGGCGATCAAATCGTCGGCTCACGCGGAGCCGTTCTCCGGGAAGCTGCAGGCTTTAAAACAGATGCGTCTACGCGAAATAAGAAGTATATTAGCAAAGCACGGAAGAGAAAAAAGCAATGATTAAGGCTATATTTAAAATATTCAGATGTTTAATGCTATGTATTCTATTCAGTGTTGGAGCAGTGTTAACATTATTGATTTCACAATTTCTGATACCTTTATATGCTTGGAGGAATGATGAAATGGCTGTTTGAAAATCTCAAATCCGGGTTCTTCAGACCTTCGACAATTATCTTTATCTTATTCGTCGGACTCTTTTACTGGCAGATTGACTTTTTCAACGCTCTGCCGGACTTTTTAGGAATAACCATACTTTTTATCGGGTTATGTGCCTATCGTGCCGGAGAAGGCGCGACAGAGGGCTATACGTGGAAAGCTGATGCA